TAAGAGATAAAACTATTCCAGATAATACATCCTTTTATAATAATTCGACTATTGACGAGACGATAGAAAGGCTAGAATCTGATTTTCCAATTATTATTTTCTGGATCTTTTGGATTATTTTAATCGGTGGAGTGGTATTTGGATTCTACTATTTAGATAACAGATGGTTGGATTAGAAGGAAATTTTTCTTTCTTTTGAACAGATTGGAGGTGCGAATATGTATCAAAAATTAAAAGGTAATGAAAATTTTTCAGATAAATACGCAACGTGGATTATAGCATATTGTTTAGATACAGATTCATTTTTTGCAACAAATAAAAGACATTTCTTTTGGGAATATAATGACGAATTCCAATGCGAAAACGATGCGGTTAATTATTTCAGAAACCATTTGGACGAATTTAGAGATGCTAGGAAAGAAATATTGAGTCATTGTGGTGGATGGAGCATTGATAAGGATTTGTTTTTAGAAAATACGAAAGAAAGGTTTTCAAATGCAGATAGGAGAATAACGACATGAAAGCATATTTAGTAGAACGACCTGCAAGAGATTGGTGTCAAGATTACGCAATGGTAATTATTGCAGAAGATGAACGACATGCTAAAAGAAAAGCAAGGGTAAGTTCAGATGATTTTAAGAAGTGTCAAGAGATTACCATTACAGAAATTGATATGAATGAAGAACAGTGTGTTTTAACAGCAAACACAGGTGCATAGGAGAATAATATGGCAGATAGACAGACCAAAACTATACAGTGGACAATAAATCTTCCAATGGATTTTCCTTCGAATTGGGATGATGACATGATTGAATTTCATCTTAATGAATCAAGTTGGTGTTGTAGCAATCTTATTAGTGAACTTAAAAAGTATGATGAGAAAAATGGCTGTATTTGTGGAATATGTGAAGCAAAAGTAGCTGAGAAGATTGGAGGTGTGAAATGAAAAAGTATTATAGAGAAGCAATCGCATTTCTTTTGGTATGGTTCTGTAGTGGTGTAACGATGTATTCATATCAAACAGAAAATAAAATACTTGGAATTACTTTTACACTTTTAAGTTTTTTATATTGGTTCATTATGGATAAAGATGAATAGGAGAATAAGTACATGGGACAGTTAATTGATAAAACGGTATTACGAAAAGAATTATCTAAGCTGCCATCTGAAATGGGATTTGTAAGGAAGTCTGATGTAATGCAGATTCTTGGCAGTCAGAACTGTGCTTACAATATAGATAAAGTCGTGAAAGAATTAGAAGAAACACATAAGCGATTCTGTAATTCAGTAGTTTGTGGTGGAAAGGGTAATTCATATTTATGCGAAGATTGTGAGGAATACATTTTAGTAAGCCATTATATAAAAGCAGTTAAGGATGGTGGAACATGTCAATAGGTGATGGAAGAAAAACATATTCCGACAGTACATTAAAATCTATGACAAAAGATGAGCTGATTGATATTATTCGTTGCTTAGAAAGTAATCTTAGAAATGCTCGTGAGACAAATAATATTCAGTATGAGAATTGTAAGAGATTGTTGAGTGGAAATGAGACAATTCAAGATAAGTATAAGAAGAAATTCGATGAACAGACGGAAGCTTGGATTAAAGCAGGATTGACATTATTAGAATCAGAAAAAGAAGAATTGATGAGAATGTCGCAGTTAAGAGAATAAGTAATTGTAAACAATAATTTTTATATCATAGGAGGAAATAAATATGATGAACAATTTTTTAAATGGTATGTTTGGCAAGGTAGGAAGTGGAATGTGTAGACTTTCTATGAATGGTGGAATTGCAGTTAAGACAAATGGTGGTTATAAGACATATAACATCAAGACTGGCAAGCTCACAAACTGTAGTAACTTTGTATTTGATATCGGAGAGGAATTCTTCTTTATTATTCCAACTAATAAGGTAGAGAAGGGTGATATCATTCTTGTAAATGGCAAACCAAGATGCGTTATTGAAGCTGATAAGACAAAGATCACAGTAATCAATTATGAGGACTCAACAATCGAAACTGTACTTCCTGAAAGACATGTATTTATGGGTAATACATATTTTTATGGCAAGATTGTTTCAATGTTTGGTAGTGACATTATCAAGGGTAAAAAAGGCACAAACAATATCTTTAAATATATGATGCTTTCTCAGATGATGAAGGGTGACAATGGCTCTACTGGCATGATGAATGGAAATGGTGGAATAAGTTCTATGTTACCACTTATGATGATGGGTGGAAATATGGGTGATATGTTTGACGGAATGTTCGACTTTGATATGAGTAGCAATGATGACGATGATACAGAAGTAGATGAAGAGGAGGAAGCATAATATGGGATGTGGTTCATGGACAAGAGATAGTTATGTAAGTTATTCAACAACAAAGGGTATGAGTGTTTCAACGGATGGTATGATTAGAGGTTCTTATTCTAATCAGGATATGTTTAAGGCAAGAAATATTGATTCTGCACTTGATCCTAAGAATGTTATTAGAGAGTGCTGTGATACAGAGGAGCATCCAAACACAATTCCTGTCATTCTTGCTTTAGATGTTACTGGGAGCATGGGAGAGGCTGCTGTTGAGGTAGCAAAGAAGTTGAATGTAATTATGACTAAGTTATATGAAAAGGTTACAGATGTTGAGTTCCTTATCATGGGTATTGGTGATTTAGCTTGTGATAGCTGTCCAATCCAGGCTTCACAGTTTGAGTCTGATATTCGTATTGCTGAACAGCTTGACAAGATTTATTTCGAGTTTGGCGGTGGTGGAAACAGTTATGAATCCTACACAGCAGCATGGTATTTCGGCTCTCGTCACACAAAGCTTGATTGCTTAACCCGTGGAAGAAAAGGAATTATTATTACAATGGGTGATGAGCAGTTAAATCCATATCTTCCATTAAAAGGTTATAGAAGTGGCTTAATTGAAGCAACAGGTGATAATCTTCAGGCAGATGTGGAGACAAAAGATTTATATAATGAAGCTTCTCAGAAGTTTAACATCTATCATTTAGATGTTGTTCATCGTCATAGATGGGATGAGGATGAGATTGAAAAGTCTTATAAGAAGTATCTTGATGATACTCATTTTAGAAGAGTAAATATGGACAGTATTACAAATGAGATTGTAGATATTATTGTTAATGAAGCAGAGAATAATGTAACAGATACAGTTGCTACACCTTCTAACTCGGAAGGAATTACTTGGTAGGATAGGAGATTTAAAAGATGAAAGACATTAAGATTGTATGTGGATCGAATTGGGGAGACGAAGGAAAAGGTTTAATGACAGATTATTTCTCACAGAAACCTAATAGTATTGTTGTTTGTTCAAATGGTGGTGCTCAGAGAGGACATACCGTAACAACACCTGATGGAATCAGACATGTCTTTCATCATTTTGGATCTGGAACATTCAATCATGCAAGTACATATTTATCTGAGGATTTTATTGTTAATCCAATTATTTTTAAGCAGGAATATGATGAATTGATGAAATTAGGATATATTCCGAATGTTTATATCAATCAAAACTGTATGTTGACTACACCTTTTGATATGATGGCAAATCAGATTATAGAAGAAAATCGTGGGAAAAATAAACATGGTAGTTGTGGCTTGGGAATTTTTGAAACTATCAAAAGATATAAAGCTGGCATAACTGATGTAGATAATCATATCAGGGAATATTACTTAGAACAATTTAAAAGAGAGAATATTATATTAACAGATGAATGGTCAAGAATATTCCTTGATAATGGTATATTTGAACACTTTTTAGATGATTGGGATTTTATGAATAATCACTCATTGACTATATCGGATAATTATTTCTTAAATCAGTTTGACAATATTGTGTTTGAAGCTGCACAAGGTTTATTACTTGATCAGAATAATACCAAATATTTTCCACATCTAACACCGTCTAATACAGGTATAGAAAATCCCAAGAGAATAATTGAAAACGTTGAATGGAATGATGAGATAAATATTGAAACTTGTTATGTATCTCGTACTTATTTAACAAGACATGGTGCTGGTAAATTTCCATCTGAATGTAATAAGAGATTTATCAATGAGTATATGTTTGATAAAACAAATGTACCAAATCCATTCCAGGATACATTGAGATATGGAACACTTGATTTGAGAGAATTGTATAGTAGATGTTCCGATGATGTAGGAAATTTTGGAGACGAAAAATCAATCGCCATTACACATTGTAATGAATATGATTGGGATAATGATAAATTGATTGAATTATTCAAGGATTGGAATATTTATTATTCAGATGGCGAAACACATAATGATGTGAACTGAGAATAAGAAAGATTTGTTTCCTTTGGAAATATGGAGGTGAAATAATGGAGAAATTTTATATTGTAACAAATGAGAAATTCCTAAAAGAGATTAATGATTATAGAAAACATTGTGAAGAGAGAAGAATAGTAACAAATAATTTTTTCGAGGATAAAGGTATTGCTGGAAAGGAATATTATATCGGTGGAGATGGATCCGTAAATCGTCCATTTAGAGAATATGAGAAGCATAATATCAGATTATATATTGCCGATTGTGATGAAAATAATCAGAAGTTTGGTAAAGAGTTACTGAAACCAACTAAGCTATTTTGCGATTCTGATGTGTTAATGAGAAGATTTAGAGCTAACAGCAAGACTTTAAAAGAGTTTCAGGATTTATGTATTGAAAAGAATATTGTTATTAACAACCATCCGATTCGAGTAGGAGACTATTTCAAAGAATTACATTTAGGTGGGTATTCATTTTCAAGATTTGAGTATAAGAATAAGTTGTATTTAAATATTTCTACAACAAAATATGAAACTATTACACCAGATGATGATACAGGTTTTACAGAAATTAAAGGCAGCGAATTTTATAAAGCACTTGAAGAATTTGAATCGAAGAATGAGTAAATATTGTTTCTTTTGAAAATAAGACTAAGAAAGGTGTGTGCTGAATGAGAAGAAAATTAAAAACGATTGCAAGAAAAGTACATAATTTTATTGAACGAGTGAGGATGCCTGAATCGGATTATTTAACTATGAAAGAACAGTCAAATAAGTTTGAAAATATGATGTCATCTTGTGAATTTAAGTTAGACGAACCAGAATATACGGATGTTAAAGATGCAGATGGAAATATTCTGCATAGATTTAAAAAGTCTCAGTCTGCAAGTCTTAATATCAACATAGATGAAATGTTAAAAAACGGTGGAATTTTATATGATAAAGAAAGAGTCAAGTTAAATATTGAGTAAAAAGGAGAGAATAAATATATGAAAGCATTTGATAAAATTTTTGATGCAATTAGCAGTCTTAATAATAACATTATACATTTAATTGATTACTATAAGAGAGAACATGATGATGTGATTAGAACATATAACAGTTACAGAGATATTATTCAGGAACAGGATAGAATCATACAGTCGTTATTGAAATCACAGACAAATAATAAAGATATGGAATGTATGGTATTTGTTCCATATAGAGGTAAGCCAGTTGTAATTAAGAATGGTGAAGTTGTCAGCACAGATAGTATGACCTCATTCGATGTTGATTGGGCTTATGATAGACGAACTGAAGTGACTGTGAGAGGAGAATAATAGATTGAATAGTAGCATTTTTGTTCCTAAAACGATAAATGTTGGATATCAAAATCGTTCAGGAACTTATACAGGAAAACTTGCCTATGTCATTTACTATGACGAAAAAGGTAAACTGCGAAAAGAAACATCATGGAATAGTTGGCGTGATTGCAAAATTCCGAATGATGAATATGATAATATTCCAACTGAAGGATTTGTGCTAAATAAGAAAGCTGGTGATTACTCTACAGGATGGGATCACAGACATGCCTATTGTAGAGTATATGATCCAAGAGGATTTGAGTTTGAAATTACCATTGAAAATTTATTATACATTCTCGAAAATGCGAATTGCATCAAAGGTAAGGGACTCGAAGGAGAATTTATATATGGATGGGATGGTAAGGATTTAGTTCTTATGCCTGTTGAGTCACCTGACTATAAGCAAATTAGTGAGTTTAATAAAATTATCCATAATAATGAAACCATTAAAGCAAAAGATTTAATTATCGGTGCTACATATCTCACAAAAGATAATGAGAACTGGATTTATATGGGCAAATTTGAAGCTTTTGACTATTGGGAAGGAACAAATAAAGGTAAACATTTTTGGTTTTGGCATAGTGGTATTTTTGAACATTATAAATCTTTACCAAAGAATAAATTTATCAAATGTATTGATAACAAATGCAGTGAAAAATATGCAAATATCTACAATAATTTAGAAAGAAACTGTGAGTATTCTCCATACGACAGTTCAAAAAATGAATACGAATATCTCACTTTTGAAGAGTTTGAGAAAAGATCGTCTTCTGGTCGTTGGGACGAAAGACAATTTATAAGTGAATATTACGGTAGAAATAAATATGAGTTTGAGATTTATCCAGAAGACAAAAATAATAACTTATTTATTGTTCGTATAAAAGATAATACGAGTAGGTACTACAGCGATTATAATGAAGTAACCAATATTTTTCCGACTACATCTAAAATGGTTAAATCAAACCACTACCCATATAAAGACATAGAAGAAAAGCATATGATTCCAGTTACGCTAAAAAAGATTTTTGAAGTGATGAAGCCAATGTATATTCAAAAATATTTAGCAAATGGTAGAAAATATAAAAAGGAGTACGAAATTAAATGAGTAAAAACGATGACAGAATTTTAGAATTGAAGAAACAGATTGAAGCCAAGAAGAAATCAATTTCTGAGAGGAAGATTAGATTTATTCCTGAAACAAATTGCGTTCTTAATATGGATGGAATGACAATTAATCTCAATGTGTGTTCAGACGATGCATTATTATTACTTTTGATTAGATTGAATTCATATTTAATGTCTGCAAAAGATCTTAATATGGCTGATTTTGAAATTTCAGGATACAGTGTGACAACATGGATTAAAGATATTAAGAGTAAGTTAGAGGTATCTGGTCTAAAGAAGGAAGAGTCTGATTTGAAGAAAATGGAGAGTAAGTTGGACAAGTTGCTTTCTGATGATAAGAAAACAGAGCTGGAGATTGATGAGATTGCTGCTTTATTGAAGTAAAAGAGAGAATAATACAATAGGTGGTATATTTCATAAAATTGCATACTATATATAGTGGTTAGATAAATTTAAACTACTATATATAGCGATAAAAAGGACAAGAAATATCGGTTTCATGTGGAGGTGAAAAATTGGAGAAAGAAATAGTATACATTGCAGATTTAGACCAAGATGTTGATGATGTTGTTGCAGCACATTATCTTCATAACGAAGGTGTATTGAAATGTGTTGTATGTGATCCATATCCAATGACAGAAGATGGGTTGAAAAGAAAAGACATTCTTGAAAGTTTGGGCATTAAAGTATTAAAGAAAATGCCACCAGTTGCAAAATATGTATTTGTTGGTGGTGCATTAACGCTTGTTGCTGATTATATCAAAATGCATCACATTGACTGGTTAGTAATGAATGGTGGTTTTGTTGGTACAAACATCGCTTCGTTTGAACTGGATAAATTTAAAGGAAAAGAAACAGTAAGAACATTTAATTTTAATTGTGATGTAAATGCAACTGATTATGTCTTAAAAGTCGGGAAAGAGAGAATATCTAACATGGTACTTGTTGGTAAAAACGTGTGCCATGATATCAGAAATACAAGAGTTGGTATATGGTCGGATCAGAAGTATAAAGAATTATTTGATACATATGAAGTAAAAGATAAAAAACGTCAGCATGATATGTTGACTTGTCATGAAGGATTAGCATTTTTGAATAATTCTACAAAATATTGTAAGTATGAAGTTGTAAAGCCATATAACACAGGTTTAAAGGGAACATATACCCAATGGGGAAGTACAAAAACAAGAGAAACACCGTACAGAGAAGTGTTAGCTGCAATAGAATATGAAACATAGTAAATTTCGATTTCATTGAAGTGGAAGGAGAGAATATATAATGATATATAATTGTAAGAAGAGAATTATATATCCACATAAAAATTTTATTACGTATAATTATGACAGTAAAAAATACAAAACTAATATTCTGGTTGATGAATGTTTAGCAGATGAAATAGAGAGTTTATGGAATAAAGGGATTAGAACAACCGGGTGTTGCTGTGGTCATGGAAAATATCTTGGATTTATAAATGTTTATCAAGATGACATAGAAAAAATGGAACATTTGGGATATCAACATTATATATTTGAAGATGATTCTGGTGGAGAAAAAAGAAAAGATACATTTATTCCAAAAAGTTATGGGCATATATATGACGGATATATTGATAGTTTCCAAGGATAATGAATGAAAAATTATATATCGGAGGTGAGACTGTTTGGCAAAACGCCAAGAGACATTAGATATTGAAACTGCATTACAAAAAGATACACGAATTAAGAGAATATATGGTTGTGAGGAAATAACAATTGGTTTTTATAACAATGGTCATGGAAATGAAATAGTTGACTTTATGACAATGGATTCAAAAGGAATTATTAAATGTTATGAGATAAAAGTCACTATTCAGGATTTTAAATCTGATGCAAAGAAGTCTTGGTATGGTCATTACAATTATTTGGTAGTTGGTAAAGAATTGTGGAATGAGTATAAAGATTACATACTTGAAAATACACCAAAACATATTGGAATTTTAGGATCATCTCTTGGAAGTTATCGAAAATGTAAAAAGCAGGAAATATCGCAAGAACAATCAGAAATGTTAAAGGAGAGTATGGTTCGTTCTATGTATTATAAAATGGTCAAATATTATAATGCTTCTGATTTAGATGAAATCAAAAGACTCAATAGTGGTATTCGCAAGTTAAAAAAAGATGTTGAGAATTACAAAGATAGAGCAGTAAAAGCGGAAAATCTGATTTACAGTTACGAAAATTATAAAGCATATAATGATGGAATTGACGATTTTGATTTCAAAAAGGTTGTTGAAGCAGAAAAGAAAAAGTATTTGGAGAATATAAAAGTAAAGAAAGAGAGGTACATATGAATAATTTGAAGGAAAAATTAACAAAAGGTGGAGTAACAGCAGTTATTATTATTACAATTTTGGCATTCTGTTATGGACTTAGTTGGATTGTCACATGTGGAATAATCAAGCTTATTACAATGTGTTTTGGATTAACATTTAAGTGGTCTATTGCAACTGGTATTTGGTTGATTATCTGTATTTTAAGGTCAGTTTTCAATGTAACAGTGAAGAAATAGAGTCGAAGGAAACTGACATTTCTTGGTTGTGGAGGTGAGATTGTGAAATACAACATTAAAACAGTAAGAACATTAGTAACAGATAACAAGAAAAACTTTAGAGTTGGTGAAGATATTGCATTTACGTTATTCAATAAAGTGACAAATCATCATGATCACTACATAGGAAATATTGTAGAAATGACAGACACTTCTATTAAAATTTCTAATATTGAAATTGATAGATATCGTGAAGATGGCGAAATGATTATTGACTTAGAAAATATTGAATCCAATAGCTGTAATTATGTGTATTGTGATTAAAACAGAGAATATATAGTTGGAGGTAAGAATGTGATATATACAAGTTATTTTGCAAAACTTAAATCGTTACCAGATAATATAATTCCAATTTCAATTTGTGGAAAAGCACCTAATTGGTATACAGGCTTGCAATATAAAAAGCTTGCACCAAAATATGACTTCTTTATGAAGTGGAAAGAAAATCATGATAATGATTATTATATAAAGTGCTTTAATGAGCAGGTATTAAATAAATTAAACGCTACTGATGTTGTCTTAGATTTTTCAAGAATTTGCTATGGATATAATGTTGGAGAAAATGACATTGCTTTGATTTGCTATGAAAAGCCTACAGATTTTTGTCATCGTCATTTAGTATCCGATTGGTTAAATAAAAACGGCTTTAAATGTGATGAATATTTATTTAGCAAGTAAATCTAACTTATCTATGATTCCTTCGAATCACAATTTCCAATAAAAATGAAAATCAAATAGAGAATAAACATATAAAGGAGGATTTTATGTTTGCAGAATTTGAAGATGATATACAGTTTTGGGGATGCAATATTCCGAATGAAGTGAAAATGGTTATAGATTCAGCAAATGAAAGTGTAGACAAATCATTTGATAATGAAGATCAGAAACAAGCTTATCATCTTGGCGTAGAAAATACATTGTCTGTATTGAAACAGTTGCTTGATGAAGGGTTAAGTAGAAATAGCATTACATTTTATTATCCAAACGCAACTACAACAGAAGAAATGGATATAGAAGATATTAACCAATGGCTAGAAACATTACCATATAAATAAATCACTGTTTCATTGGGAAATTTGAGGAGGTGAGAATATGGAAGTAAGAGTTAGATTATCGGATGCACGTAATACAATTAAAGAATATGAAAACTTAGGATACAGATTTATCGGATCAAGACAAAATATTGAATATGTAAACCTTTTCTTTGAAGAAGTCCATATACCAAAAGAGAATAATGTAACAGATATAAAATTTAATATCGGAGATTTCGTAGAAAATAGAGATGGAAGAATTGGTTACATTTCAGATATATGTCATTGTGATGAATGTAGAAAGCGTGGGTTCTTTGAGCCAACAATTCAGTATTCAGATGGTACAAGCGATTACATATCAAATTATTCTGTAAAATACGTTTCCAAAGACTATAAACAGATTGGTACTCAGAAGTTCGATAATGACTATTACGAGAAAGAAATTGAAAGATTGAAACATCAATTAGAAATGGAGAAAAGTAAAAGTGCTTATTGGAAGATGAAAGCTAATGGTGAAGAACCTGTTTTAATGGGTACAAGAGAAGGAATGGTTCATATTCTTCGATAGTAACAGAGAATATGTAAGTGAGGTGAGAAAAGTGTCACAGTTTAGATTTAATGAAGATTTTGCAAATAATTGGAAGTCAGGTCAGATAGTTACTTGTGAAGAAAAAGAAGATGGTTATTTAATTGATAAAGCTGCACTTATTGAAAAGGACGAACTTTTAAAACATGGTGAATTTATCACAATGAATGTTCAGATATTGGGGCATATGCAATCAAATGGTGTAGATGATTTATTCATGTATGATAGAGATTTTCAACCAGGAGACACAGTACAACATTTCAAAGGTGGTTTCTATAAGATTGTTGCCATTGGAACTAATACAGAAACAGAAGAAAAAATGGTTGTATATCAGAGTTTAAAGGATAAAAGAGTATGGATTAGACCATATGAAATGTTTATCAGTAAAGTGGATAGAGAGAAATATCCAAACGCTGATCAGTCATATAGACTTATCAAAGTAAAGATTACTGTATAAATAGAGAATATAAGTGGTGGAAAATGAAGAATTTAGATACACAGCTATGTAAAGCAAAGAGCATTAGTAGTGGTCAATGGGTTTGTGGATATTATGTAAAAGGTTTAGATATGTATGGTAAAGAAATTTATATAATATTTGAACCAGCAACAGTATTCTATTCTCATGGTGAAACCGATGGTTTTGAAGAAATAGATCCAAAGACATTATGTAGATGTACTGGCAGCCATGATAAGAATGGCAAGTTAATCTTTGAAAACGACATTCTAAACGGAGAATTATATAATGTAGTCTCTTATGGAAATGGTGAGAATGAATTTCTCGGAATGAATGTTGGTTGGTATGTTCAGAGAGATAACTTCGAATCATGGTGTGAATTAAATGATTTGGAAATGTATGAAGTAACAGGAAATATCTTAGATAATATCTAATCAGTCTTGAACAATTCAGTTCAAAAATTCCAAAACAAGATGTCTCGAAAATTATATAAAAATCGAGACAAAGCAAGAGAATAAATAAATGCGGAAAGCATTTGTATGGGTGGAAGAACAGCATACCCTTGGGTTTTTATACTCAAAAATCACTGTTGAAGATAGATTTTACATAAATTTATTTTCTGTGTTCCGTCCATTTGGGCGTTTAGATAGATTGTTTTATTAACAATATTTACATAAATTTTTTAATTTTAAGGAGGACATTTTTAAATGGCAGAGACAACAACAAAGGAAACAAATTTAAGACAGGCAAATGCAAAGGCAACAGCAGTAGGTGTGGTTAGTGAGAAGGATCTGAAGATTGTAACAGAGGATGGAAAGAATAAGGTAACAGGTCATATTACAGTTAAGACTTCTGATGTTAATTTCGTTAAGTACAACGTCAATGTAAATGAGAAGACTAAGGCTGGTACTGACAATAAGACTTATGCAGGTATTCAGACAGTAATGAATGAGTACAAATCTATTGCAGAAGTTGGTGAGGAAGAGGCTACAAAGGTTAGAGTCACTGGTGATATTAGCCCGTTTACAGGCAAGAATGGTGAGAAGATTGTATCTTACAAGAGCAATTTCTTTAATAGATTAAAGGCTGATGAAGAGTTTGAGCCACATGCAGAGTTCGCAGTAGAGGTATTTATTTCGGATATTAGTCCTGAACTTGATAACGAGGGAGTAGAAACAGGAAGACTTGCGGTGAGTGGCTGGATGCCTACATATAACGGAATTGAGCCAATTGATCTTGTAGCAGAGGGTGAAGTAGCACAGGCAGTTGATTCTGGTTTTGAAGTAGGACAGACAGTAGAGTTCTATGGAGACATTATTAATAACAGAATTGAGACTGTTACAGAGATTCCAGTTAAGATTGGTAAGCCAAGAAGAAAGGTAAAAGTAGATTACAAGAGTGATCTTATTATTACTGGTGCTTCTGAGCCTTATGAAGAGGGTATCACACCAGAAGTTCCATATGTTGCTGATACAATTCAGGCTGCAATTCAGGAGAGAACAAATCGTCTTGAGGAAGCAAAAGCTAAAGCTCAGAGTGGTGCAAAGGCATCTACTGCAAAGCCAAGTGGTGCAGCACATGGTAGAAGTTTAGGTTTCTAATCTAACTTTGTTGTAGGTACGAATGAAATAGTTTGAAATATGTACCATTTTTATCAAGAAAATATTTTTGAAAATAAAGGAGAATTACATGAACGAATTAGATATTTTTAATCCACAGGTCAGCACAGTAGCAAAAGGTTTAGAGGGCAAGGTTATTCTTGTCTATGGTGGAAATAACTTAGGAAAGACTAAGCAGGCAACTCGTATGAAGAAGCCATTCTATCTTCCATTCGAGGCAGGTCTTAATGCCATTCCTGGTGTTCCATATTGTCCTATTACAAAGTGGTCTGACTTCATTAAGATTAACAAGCAGCTTACAGATCCTGCAACAGTAGAGAAGGCAAGAGAAATGTATTCAACAATTATCTTTGATGAGATTGAAGCGGCTGCAAATTACTGTCAGGAATTTATTTGCCAGAAGTATAAAGCTCCTTCAATCGGAGAAGGAAACGGTGGATATGGACTTTGGAAAGAGTATGAGACTGAGTTCTGGAAGCAGATTAACAAGTTACTTGGTGCTGGATATTGTTGTTACTTTATTGCACATGCACAGGAGAAGGATGGATACATTTCACCAAAGGCTGATAAGAGGGCGTTAGCACCTATCATCAATAATACAGACTTATGTGTTTATGTTCGTTCTAACGGTGTTGATAAAGACGGTAAGGTTATTAAGTCTTCTGGTTTCTTAGCACAGACAGATGAGTTCTTTGCTCGTTCTCGTTTCGATTATCTTCCTACTACTTATATTGAGGAGTTCACTGCTGAAGCTCTTGAAGATGTAATTATTAAGGCTATTGAGATTCAGGAGAGAGAAGAGGGAATCACAGCAGTTACATACGAGGAGCAGAAAGCACAGAGAACAGTTGATGTTAAATCATATGATGACCTCATGGATGAGTTACAGAAACTTGGCGAGAAGCTTGCTGATAATGGATATCTTGAAGATTTACAGACAATCGTTGCAAATCAGTTAGGCGAAGGCAAGAAGGCTAGTGATCTGAAGAAAGGTCAGGAACAGCTTATTGAAGCAATCATTTATGATATTGAGAGTTTCATTGAGGAGAATAACTTATAAGAGGTTGATACATGGCAGCTCGAAGAAAATGCGTAATATGCAATGAGCCAATTGTAGATGAGGATGGCGTTCCATACAAGGGACGCTATGCTCATAAAAAATGTTTTAATATTGCAATCAAGACATTGCAGAAAGACAAAACTGAACAGATAGATAAGGTTGCTACAAAGAAAAAAGTCGGTAAAAAGGCTAGACCTCAAGCCGAATTAAAAGAAGCATTATCCGAAGAGGAATATGCAAAAAAGCAACAGTATTATAAGTATTTAAGAAGTCTCATCGAAGGAGAAGAATTAAGTACAAAAGTATATGCCTTAACAGAAGATTATATCAAGCGTTATGGTTTTACATACGAAAGCATGTATAAGACTCTGGTTTATCTGCATGAAATCATTGAAAAAGATTTAACTGGTGATGTAATTGGAATTGTCCCATATTATCACACAGAAGCAATGCAGTATTATGAGTCGGTTGATAAATTGGAAGAACATAATGAAAGTATGGATATTTCAAATATGTACAAAGAAAAGACCATTATTGTTCAACCTAAAAGGAGAAAAATAAAACAGATTGATATTCAGTCAATTGGGAAAGAGGTGAAATAATGGCACACGAAGGACTTGTAGATAAAAGAGCATATTTGAATACGATTGGTTGTTTAATACAAGATTCTTCCTTAATAGATGATATTGATAGACCATTAGATAGAACTGATTTTAATACAGAGAACTTCTATGAATTGCTATTTGTTGCAATTTACAATCTACATATGCAAGGTTGCACCACAATTGATGAGTTTAGTATAGATTCATATCTAAGCAATTACAAAGAACAATATTCAATTTTTCAGGAGAATCAAGGTATAGAATATCTTTCAAATGCAAGAGATATGGCTACCATTGAGAACTATGATTATTATTATCACAGACTAAGAAAATACGCATTGCTTAGATATTATGAGCAAAAAGGTCTCGATACAAGATTTATTTTTGACAGTACCATTGCAGATGCCTCAAAGATGGAAGCTGAACAAATTAAGTTTGACAATTATACTGAGCAAGACATTATTGAAATGGTTGAAGCAACATTTGTTATTAATCCCAATATGAAATATTGTACCAATACACTAAGTACAGATGTTCAAGCTGGTGACGGCATGACAGATTTGGTAAATGAATTGATGGAAGTTCCTGATGTCGGTTTAGCTTTGAATAACGAGGGATTGAACACTGTATCAAGAGGTGCGAGATTAGGATGTTTATTTATGAGATCGTGCCCTCAAGGTGGAGGTAAAACTCGTATGGCTGCTGGTGATGCTTGTAAAATTGCAGTTCCGTATTTTTATGATGTTGTATCAAAGCAGTATGTGTATACAGGAAATTGTGAGCCGACTACTATTTTCTCAACTGAGATGCCAGTAGATGAAATACAGACATTATTAATTGCAGCCGTTAGTAAAGTAAATGAGGAACATATTCTATATGGTACATATGAACAAGGAGAATTAGAAAGAGTTCAACAAGCCATTTCTTATATCGAATCTAGTCCATTATATATCGTACATATTCCTGATTTTTCCATTGAAGACATTAAAAACCAGATAAAAAAATACAACCGAGAATTTTCTGTTAGGTATTTTTTCTTTGACTATATTCATACCTCATTACGTTTAATGGCAGAAGTAAATAGTAAATCTGGAATGGGATTGAAAGAGCATCAGTTATTATTGGTATTTGCAACCGAATTAAAGACAATCGCTCAACAGTTGGATGTGTTTATTTATACTGCTTCTCAGTTAAATGGTGAAGCACAAAATGCACAGTATAAGGATCAGAACTTGTTAGCTGGTTCAAAAGCATTGGCGAATAAATTGGATATGGGTGTTATTTCAATGGCTCCCACCAAAGCAGAGAAAAAAAAAATCGAATCAGTGTTACATAAAATGGTTAATATGCCTGTACCTAATATGTGTCATTGGGTATACAAAGTCAGACGAGGAAGATTAACACGAATCATTATTTGGACAAAAATTGATTTGGGTACTATGACAGAACAGTGCTTGTTTGTAACGAATTATGATTTCGAGTTAATTGATATGGACTTTACAAAGATTGAGCAGGTAGAAGAGAAGATTAAGGAACATTCTGTATTATTATCTCAAGTACCTGATAATCCGATTGATGAAGAACAGGAAGAAGAACCAACTGATAAGAAGAGTTGGGGAAACTGGTAAGTGAGGTGAGGGTATGTATTTAGATAAGGATGCAATTCTTAACTCACTTACTAAGGAAGATATAATAAAAATTGTTACTTATTTTGGCTCTAGTTATCCAAAAACAGATAGTAATGGCGATTTAATATTCCAGTCGGTATGTCACGGATCAGATTCGTGGAAATTGTATTATTATCACGAACCAAACGAGGATAAAGGGTACAAAGGAAGAACTTTTCATTGTTACTCTAAATGTTCAGATAGTTTTAATGTTGTTGAATTAGTAATTAGAGCCAATAGAGTTAAAGGGAAGACAGTTACATGGTATAAAGCGTTACATTTTATTGGGCAACTTACAGGAAAGTTAGCTGTTACAAATGCTGATGAGATTGAGAAAGAAAAGAATCGTATTAATGATTTTGAATGGATTAATCGTTTGAAGTCAGTAAAAAAGAATAGGCGTGAAGTACCTACATTGTCTGAAATTAGTGAAAATATCTTAGACACATTCTATTATGCACCTCATGAAGATTGGTTAAATGACAATATTTCTCGTGAAGCTTTGAGCAGATATGAGATTGGTTATTATGGATTGACCAACCAAATCGTAATTCCACATCGGGACAAAGACAATCGGTTGATTGGAATTAGAGGTCGTTATCTTGATGAATCTGATATTGAAAGAGTAGGAAAGTATGTTCCGCTTCAAATAAGTGGGAAGTTTCTTAGTCATCAATTAGGTTCAAATCTATACGGAATCAATGTTACCCAAAACAAAATTAAATCAATACGAAAAGCAATGCTACTTGAATCAGAAAAGGGATGTATGCAAAATTATTCATACTTTGGAGAAGATTCATTTGCAGTAGCAACTTGCGGAAGTAATATTACTGTCACTCAGCAAAAAATATTATTGCAATATCTCAAATGTGAAGAAGTGATTGTGGCTTTTGATAGAGAATACCAGGATGCACATTCTTTTGAAGCAGAGATTTATTATATCAAACTTGTAAAAAAAGTAGCAGGATTAGTGCCATATTGCAAAGTTTGTTTGTTGTTAGATGGTGAGAATAGATTGCCTTATAAAGCCAGTCCTACAGATATGGGAAAAGAAACATTGTTGGAATTATTAGATGAGAAGATTGTTATCACAATGGATGAAGTTAATAGAGTGTTGAAAGAATCAAAGAAGGAGAAGTAATTGCAAGAATTAAAAGATAGAGTAAGACCTATAACTGATAAGGACAAAGGTTTACCTACATTTTCATATAGTAAAATCGAAGTTTTTAAAAATTGTCCTCTTCAGTACAAGTTTAAATATATAGATAAGAAGTATTCACAGGATACTTCAATTGCACTTGAGTTGGGTAGTCTGTGTCATTATGTTTTGGAACAGAAGGGCAGGATGATTGCTTCTGGTCAAGCAGTAGATTATGACAAGTTAAATGATATTCTACAGAATGGAGTGACCGAAACAGACGAAAAAACCAAAGAAGAATTATTAGGTGTAGCACAGCTAAGAAGAAAATATTTTGAAGTATGGCACGAAGCTGATAATGCGAGTGGTGCTTCATATGAAGAAAAAATAAAGCTATTTGATAAAGTGTTACACGAAGAAATGGAAGATACTACTTGGCAACCTACATATTTTGAAAAACCTTTTGAATTTGTATGGGATAACAAAGTTATTCTAAAAGGTTTTATTGACCGAATTGATGTAAAGGATGGTCAATATAGAACGGTTGATTATAAGACTTCCAAGAAAATATACGATCAAAGTAAATTGGCAACCTCATTACAGTTTGGAATTTATGCCCTTGCAATTTTAAACGAATTTGGTGAATTGCCTATTGAATCGCAGTATAGATTCATCCTTATAGACGATGAACAATATGCTCTTACAAAAGGATGGGAAAAACGTTTAATCAAAGCACTTGATAAAGTGTTTGGTGATATTGAAGCAAGTGAGAATAAAAATCTGTTTATTCCGAAGCCTACGCCATTATGTCATTGGTGCAATTTCTGCACAACAAATCCAGAAGCAACTATTTATAAAAACGAATGCGAATACTATTCAAAGTGGACACCAGCTCAAAAGACATTTGAAGTCAATAAAAAGTGGAATGCTTTAGAGAATAATAATACAGAGAAGAAAAGAAAGTTGGTATTTTAATGACAGAAGAAAAGTTGAAAATGATTGAGCCTATTTATGACTCGTTTGAAAATGAAGATATTAAAGATTTCTGTAAACTCTTGGTATCAGAACTTCCTTTGTATTGGTGGGAAGTACCTGCCTCGTCTACAGGCAAGTACCATCCTGCATACGCATTGGGCGATGGTGGATTGATGAGACACAGTATTGCAGTTGTACGATTCCTTAATTGGTTTTTCAGTCTTGAGCAGTATCAGAACAAATTCACTGATAGAGAAAGAGATTTATTAAGATGTGCTGGTTTGGTACACGATGGTAGAAAATCAGGTGCAAGTGATGATGTAAAGGAAGTGTTTACAGTATTTGATCATCCGTTGTTAATGGCAGAAGCGGTTAGAAAGCACAAAGAAGATGCAGTTATTTCAGATAAAGAAATTGAGCTGATTGCTAATGCGATTGAAACTCATATGGGGCAATGGACAACCTCAAACAAACCAAAAGATGCTGGAATTGTGCTTCCAAAACCATCAAATAAATATCAGGAGATTGTTCATTTGGCTGATTATCTTGCTTCACGAAAGCCGTTAGACATGGAGTTTGATGAATGGAAGAAACCTGAGTTACCACCTTTAGATACTTATGTGTTGAATTTTGGTAAGTATAAGGATGAACGTCTTGTGGAAGTAGCACAAAAGGATAAAGGATATATTGATTGGTTGAAAGAGAATTATGGAAGAGAACCAGTTAGAAGCTTATTAAAACAGTTATAAGAGGAGGATTTGAGTGAGTTTTTTTGGAGTACATAACCATAGTGCAGAGGGAAGTAATTTAAGACTTCGAGATTCTATAAATAAAGTGCCTGAAATGATTGAGTATGCTCACTCATTAGGTCATGCTGGCATTTGCTTTACGGAACATGAGTCTATCACTTCCTCTTTAGATGCACTTAAATACTATGATAGTCACAAGGATTTAGAAGGATGGGAGAATTTTAAAGTTGTTCTTGGTAATGAGATATATTTGTGTACAGAAGATGTAACTGCCGAGAATAAATTTAATAATAGATATCCTCATTTTATTTTAGTAGCATTAAATGCTCATGGGCATCAAGGCATTAGAGAATTAAGCACAAAAGCTTGGACTAAGAACTCTTTTATGCATGTCATGATGCGAGTTCCTACTTATTATAGTGATCTTGAAGAAATGATGGAAAACTATAAAGGAGATATTATCGGAAGCTCGGCTTGTCTTGGGGGAGCTTTACCACACAGACTTTTACAATTTCAGGATTTAGAAAGAGCAAATCCAAGAGAATATGAAAAAATATGGCAATCTTGTAAAGATTGGATTGCATATATGAATGAGATATTTGGTGAAGGATACTTCTTTTTAGAGTTGCAACCTTCTCATATGATGGAGCAAATCTATGTCAATCATAAATTAATTCAATTATCAGAAGAAACAGGAACACCATATATTATTACAACGGATGCACACTATCTTAAAAAAGAAGATAGACAGATACATAAAATCTTTTTGGAGTCTCAAGAGGGCGATAGAGAAGTAGATGATTTTTATTCTACCACTTATATCATGAGTGAAGAAGAAATTCATGAATATATGGACGAATACTATGGTCACGATATAGTCCAAAAAGGATTAGACAATACAATGCTTATATATGAAAAAGCAGAATATTACAAACTCACAAAAGACCTCGATATTCCGTACATTCCACTAAATACTTCTGAACCAAACAAAGAGTTGTATGAAAAGTTTAAGAATCAAATCCCTTTATTAAGTGAGTTTTATCATTCTGAATACGATTGTGATAGGCATTTAGTAAGAGATATTGTCGCTTATATTAACACAGATCCTTATTACCAAACAGACGAAGCTTATGAAAAAATAAACGAATGTCTTCATTATATAAAGGATTCATCCGAAAAAATGAAGGTTCGTTGGTCTAAATATCTTCTTCAGATTGCTATTGATGTGCAGATTGCTTGGAGTGCAGGTACATTAGTAGGGGCTGGTCGAGGTTCTGGTGTAGGTTTCTGTCTATTAAATATTCTTGGTATCACACAGATTAATCCATTAAGAGAAAAAACAAAGACGTATCCTTGGAGATTCTTGAATCCAGAACGTGCTTCTGTTTTGGATATTGATATTGATATATGTGGTTCAAAGCGTGAAGCAGTTATTCAGGCTATGAAAGATACATATGGAGAAGATAGAGTTAGTAAGGTTATGACACTATCAACTGAAAAGAGTAGAAGTGCTATCTTAACAGCAGCTCGTGGTTTGAAGATTGATAATGATATAGCTCAGTATATTAGTTCATTAATTGTAGCTGATAGAGGTCAATTAAGAACTTTATCACAAATGTATTATGGTGATGATGATAACCCACCTGTACAAGAATTTGTTACAGAAATGAATAAATATCCTGAATTATGGGAAGCTGCACAGAAGATAGAAGGACTTGTCAATGGTGTAGGTTCACATGCAGGTGGAATTATCTTAGTTGATAGACCATTTACAGATACAACAGCACTTATGAAAACAAATTCAGGTGATGTTATTACTCAGTTTGATTTACATATGTGTGAGGATTGTTCTCTTATTAAGGTCGATCTTCTTTGTATTGATGCTTTGGATAAAATGCAAGCAGAGTTGGAACTGCTTTTGGAGAATAATGTAATAGAGTGGCAAGGTTCATTGAAAGCTACTTATGAAAAATATATTGGTGTATATACTTTGGAACGTAATGCTAAAGATATGTGGGAAATGCTTTGGAATCACAAAGTAATGTCATTCTTTCAGATGGAGAAAGAGAGTGGTGTACAGGCGGTTGCATTAGCAAAACCTGCTTCTGTTGATGAATTAGCAACCATTAACTCAGTATTGCGACTTATGGCACAGGAAAAAGGTGCTGAAACACCATTACAGAAATATGCTCGTTTTAGAGAAAATATCCAGTATTGGTATGATGAAATGACTGAATATGGTCTGACACAAGAAGAACAAGATATTCTGAAAGATATTATTGGAGTATCATTTGGTATCTGTGAAGCCCAGGAGTATTTGGTACTTTTAACAATGCATCCGAAGATTGGTGGTTTCTCACTAGCTTGGGGTGATAGGTTAAGAAAAGCGGTTGCAAAGAAGAAACCAAAAGAGTTCTTGCAATTACAAGAAGAGTTCTTTGCTAATGCGAAAGAGAAGAATTTATCAAAGAATTTAACGAACTATGTGTGGAATGTGCTTATTTGCACCCAGCGAGGATATGGATTCAATAAAAGTCATACACTAGCCTACTCGATTATAGGTCTTCAAGAGCTGAATTTGTGTTATAAATACAGCCCGATTTACTGGCAGACAGCGAATTTAATTGTAGATTCTGGCGCAGTAGATGAAAATGCAGGTGATTCTACCAATTATGGAAAGATGGCAGTAGCAATAGCGGCTGTTCAAAAAGAGAATGTTAAAGTAGAACTTCCACTTATCAACTCAGCAGACTTTGGTTTTAAAGCAGATGTTGAGAACAATCGTATCATTTTTGGACTAAAGGGTATCAATGGTATAGGCGATGATATTGTACAAGCAATTATTCAGAACAGACCATTTAATTCTATGGAAGATTTCGCTCGTAAAATGCTTGATACAAAGCTTATTACCAAGTCAAAAATGGTTCAATTAATTAAAGCTGGTTGCTTTACAGAATTGCACTCATCAGATAGAAAAGAAACAATGCGTTGGTATTTAAAAAACTATGCTTTTACTCCAAGTGACAAAATTACAATGCAACAGTTCGCAAAAATGACAGAATTGGGTATTATTCCTGAATCATTAGATTTAGCAAAACGTATGGTTAATTTCAAAAAATATGTTTTAGATGATGAAGGATTGTATGAAAAGCATATAGACGAAGGAAAGAAAGTACCAAAAAGAGGATATCATGATGGTTATTATATTCTCGACAACAATTCTCAGCCTTTCTTCAAGGAACATTTCACAGAAGACTCAGTAGTTAAAATAAAAGGAGAATATTATATCGTATCAGAAAAATTGTTTACTAAAGAAGTTGATAAATACATTCAGCCATTAAAGGATTGGTTTGATAATACTGATACATTAAATCTCTATAATGAAGCTTTATTTAAAACTGTTTGGAATCAATATGCTGATGGTACATTACCTTCTTGGTCTATGCAAGCATTAAGTTTCTATGATGGTGAGCATGAATTGGAGAATATTAATGAAGAACTATATGGCATAGTTAATTTCTTCGATTTACCAGAAGAACCAGAACCTTACGATTATTACACTCGCTATATTGATGGTTCACCAAAGAAAATGCCTAAATTTAAGATTTCAAGAATAGCAGGAACAATTATCAATGCTGATAATTTGCATTGTATGGTTACACTTCTTACAAAGTATGGTGCAGTACATGTGAAGTTTAATAAAGGTCATTATGCATTTTATAATAAACAAATTTCAGCAAAGCTTGATCCGAATAGTGATAAGAAGACCGTACTTGAAAGAAGCTGGTTAAGTAGAGGTTCAAAGATTGTTGTGGCAGGAATCAGAAGAGACGATAGTTTCAGACCAATGATTTACAAAGACACAATTTACCAGCATACAGTAAATAAAGTTCAAGAGATACATTTAGATGGTACACTGCTACTTCAATCTGAAAGAACAAAAGTTGATTAAAAGGAAAGTGAGGACTAATGGCATCAGAAAATAGAATAAAAATTATATGTAGTGTAGAGAGAATACGATTTTATAAAAATGAATTTGGAATTGCTGTTGTCTCAGTAGATAAGGTCAAAGAGGGTAAACCTAAGACCGACAAATTCAATCAAATCATAATCAAAGGTACAATGCCACAGTTGGTTGAAGGTAATCCATATGTATTAGTGGCAGATTATGTAGAAGATCCCAAATGGGGAGGACAATACAATATCATATCAATCTATAGTGCCATTACTTTTAATGAGAATGACAAAGTTGGACAGAAGAAATTCTTGTCCACTTTGTTTACCCCACTTCAGATTGAAAATATGTATGATGCATTGGATGATCCATTTGATTCTTTGAAGAACAACAAAGCAGAAGATTTGGTAAAGGTCAGAGGTTGTGGATTAGACACGGCTGCACGATGGATTGAAAGATTTAATAGAAATATCCATTTAGCAAAAATCTTCTCAGAGTTGGAGCAGTATAACCTTACGAACAATATGGTGAATAGATTAATGGAACGATATAATTCACCTGACTTAGTTGTTGAAAAGGTTAAAAATAATCCGTATATCTTATGTAATGAAGTAAAAGGAATTGGTTGGAAAACGGCAGACAAAATAGCTCTTGATAGTGGAATGGAAGAATTTTGTTCTCAACGTATTAGTGCTTTTATTTACAAATATCTTGAAGATTCTGGTCAGGATGGTTGTTCATGGATTACACCTGATGAGTTAATGGGGGCAATTATTGATGAACTTGGCGAAGATGTTCCTGATATGAATATTACAGAAGCAATTCATGATATGGGTGATGAGCTGTGGTGGAATGAAGATAAGACACAGATTGGTCTTAGAAAATTCTACAATATTGAAGATAAAATTGCCAAAGAATTAATCCGATTAAGAGATGCAAAATCAGAGATTACATATGGCGATTGGGAAGATACAATCAAACATGTCGAGCATAAGAATGGTTGGCAGTTTACAGAAGAACAGCGAATGGGTGTAAAAGAAGCACTTGAAAACAATGTAGTTGTTATTCATGGTGAAGCTGGAACAGGTAAGAGTTCATCCGTGTCTGCTTTTCTTGAAGCATTGAAAGATTATGTATATGTACAGTGTGCTTTATCTGGTCGTGCAAGTTCTCGAATGACTGAAATCACAGGAGAAGAAGGATATACAATTCATAGATTGCTTAAATATCCTTGTACTGATGATGGGGGCAAGAATGGTTTCACATATCATGATGAAAACCCATTGGATGTTGACATTGTAATCGTAGATGAGATTTCAATGGTTGATGCTTATCTTTTCTATTATCTTTTAAGAGCAATCCCTTCAGGTGCAAAGCTTATCTGTCTTGGAGATATGGGACAGTTAGAATCAATTGGGTGTGGCAACATTGCGTTTGATATGATCAATTCTCCTGAGATTCCTACAGTATATCTTAGTCAAGTACATAGACAAGCAGCAGCATCAGCCATTGTTACAGAAGCAAGACGTATTCGTAAAGGAATACAGATTGTAGAAAAAGACTGGGTTGGTACAGAGACAAGAGGAGAATTGCAGGATTTATCATTAGATTGTTATTCAGATAAGAGTAATACTTTCTATAAAATAATGCAGAAATTTTCAGAAGCAATGAACACAGAGAACTTCAATGTTATGGAAACTCAGATACTTGTTCCTGTTAAGAAACAAGGTGATGCTTGCACTTATAACATCAATAATATAATTCAGGATTTATATAATCCAGAAGACGACAATAAAGAACAGATTGAGGTTGTATCACAGGGCAAAATAACAATTCTTCGAGAAGGAGACAAAGTTATCAATACACAGAATACATACAAAACCAATCCACCTATCTTTAATGGTAATCTTGGTATTATTAAAAAGGTATTTCCAGAAGATAAAGCAGTGCTTATTTCATTTATGGGTATTGGAGAGGTATATGTAGAAGGAACACAAGTTAATAGTATTGAACTTGGTTATGCGATTACAGTTCACAAGTCTCAAGGTTCTCAGTTCGATCATGTTATTTTCGGCATTGATTTTTCATCATATTCCCTTTTAACAAGAGAATTATTATATACAGGAATTACAAGAGCAAAGAAAAAATGCGATTTGGTTGCTCAAACTGGTGCTTTGAGAATGGCTATCAGCAAAGAGGGCGTAAGTAAGAAACAGACTCACTTACAGCAGTGTTTATATGATACAGCTCATCCAAAGTTAATATTTTAAGAGAATAATGCAGTGGGAGGAATTACATGGAATATAAAATAACAAAAATAACTCATTCAGGAACAAAGGGTGAAAGAGGTCAAGACAGAACCGATGGCAGATATCCGATGAGAATTGGAAGAACTGTAGAGCTAGATTTGGATAATGTTAAACTTGGAAAACCAATGATTATAAATTATCTTAAAAATGCTGATGGTTCAGATTATAGCAATATGTGTTTGCGAACAAGTAGCGTTGTATCAATAATCAGTACAGCAAGTGCAGTATTCATTGAAACAATGAACAGTATTTTCATATTTGAGAAAATTGAGGTCTTGGAATGCCCATAAATAGGGCGTTTCAGAGACTCAAAAAGCCAGTGAAAGACGGATTTACTTTGGACACAATATATAGTACAAAACTAACAACTAAAAACGCTATATATTGTACCTGAAATAATAAAAAGGGGGTGAATTATGAAATTAACAGGAGAAATAATTCTTGACGAAAAGACAACTCAACAATTGAAAGAAGAAGTCAGAGTAGAAGTTTTAAAAGATATAGAAAAAGACGGTCTTGATTATGAAGAAGCGTTAAAATTTATTAAAAGCATTAATTCTATTACTGGATTCAGGAATTTTTTTATAGATAGTCTATCTGAATTTTTACCAAAGATAAAAAGTGAAGATTTCCATTTTGATGATGAAAAAATTTTTAATAAGTTGAAGATGTGCTTAGAAATTATGAAAATGTAATTATTAACAATAATTAAGATTAGCAAGAATCGACAGTTTCTTGCGAAAATTAGGAGGTAAAAATGAAGGTAGCATTAACAGGTCATAGACCTCAGAGATTAGGATTACCAGAAGATGAGACTGATGAAAAGTGGAGCAAAATTACTAATTGGCTAACTGAACAAATTACAAAAATGACAGAAGTTGCAATATTGAGTAATACATATGTTGACGCATATTGTGGAATGGCTTCTGGTTGTGATGTTAGCTTTGGCTTTGTTGTGTCTGTTATTAAAAATGGGACAAAGAATTTAAAGCTACATTGTATATTACCTTGTAAAGACTATAACTCTTCAAATAAGTATTATCGTTTTATTAAGGATGAAGCTGACGAATGGGTTGAGTTATCAGATGAATTCTACAAAGGCTGTGACAATGTAAGAGATCAATATATGGTTGATCATTGTGATGTACTTCTTGCAATTTGGGATGGTAATAAATCTGGTGGTGTTTGGTCAACAATTCGTAAAGCACAGAAAACAGGTAAGAAGATTATTTACTGCCCAAAAGAGATTTTAGAAGGAGAATAATATAGTAACAGGAATCCATTATTTCTTATGAATAGATTAAAAAAATAGGAGAATTAAAATGAAAACAGTTTTTAACTGGTTCGGTGATGATTGGAAGAGAGTAAAAAATCATTGTAGAACCACGGATAATAAAGATTTTACAGAGAATGAAGCAACAGACACTTTTAAAAAGAAGTTGCTTATATCTGAACATTCGCCAATTAGATTACTTGAATTTGATTGGTCGTGGAAAAGTATTTATTACTGGTTGAGTACGGAGTGGTCGAGACATAAATTTGAAAAATTTATTAGCTCACAAAGAGATGATAGATTGGTTGATGATACTCCACGAGGTAAGAAACCACAAGATGCATTGGTTAATTTTGATGGCTATGCTAATATGCAAAACCTTATTGATAGTTGGAGAAAAAGATTGTGTGGCAATGCTACACCAGAAGCAGTTGAATTGGCAGAAGACTTCAAAATTGAATTACATAAGACACATCCTTATGAATCAGATGTGTTAGTTCCTCATTGTATTTATCGTGCAGGTTGCCCTGAGTTTGGTTGTTGTGGAAAGATTACTGATTTTATTAAATGGGCAAAGGATAATAATAAGGAAATTAATTGGCTTAATATTCAAAATAGATATGATTTATACAATGAATGGTTTTATGAAGTACACAAGTAAATGTTCATTTCATAGGAGGTGATTAATATTAGAAATACGAATAGATTATATGGTTTTTATAATGAAGTAAAACGATTGCATATGACATACTTTCCTGATTGGAGAGTAGGACAATTTTGGATGAACTTTTTAAGTTGGGTACAGAATAAAAAGAAGCGAGATCCGTTCTTCCCAGAAGAGTCAGAAATGCTTATATACTTAAAAGAATATTGTGGAGAGGAAAGGTAGAATGGAAGAAGTAATTAAAATTTTCAAACAGATACAAAATACAAATAGTACAAACGATAAGAAAGCTATTATTACAGCGAATAAAGATAATGAGCTATTCAAAAAATGTTTAGTATTTCTGCTTGATTCAAATATTGTAACTGGTATCAGCGATAAGAAATTAGGTAAAGATTGTTTTATCCTTGGGCATGATGTTTGCAATTCATTTGAGATGTTGATGGAATATCTAAAAAAGAATAATACAGGAAGTGATTATGATATAAGAACTGTAAGATTCTTTATTGAAAATCAATCAGAAGAATATCAAGACTTTTATAAACAGATGGTTACAAAAAAGTTTCGTCTTGGCTGTGATAAGAAAGTTGTAAACAGTGTAATTCATGGTTTGATTCCATCATGGGATGTACAGCAAGCATATCCTATTTCTGAAAAGAATGAACCAAAAGACAATGAATGGTTTGCTTTGTCCAAAAAACTTAATGGCAATAACTGTGCATATTATAAAGGGCAGTTAATCAGTCGACAGGGTAAACCATTTACAGGTCTTGACCATATTATTAAAGATATTGAACAATTACCTAAACATGAAAATTATATGTTTAATGGTGAACTAATTCGTAAAAATTATGATAATCTTTCTGATAATGACAACTTCCAAATTGGAACTGGTATTATCAATTCTGACGATTCTGATAAATCTTGCATTAAATTTGTAATCTATGAATGTATCCCAAATGAAGAATTTGAAAATGGCGAGAGTAAATTAAAATATAAAGCTCGTAGAGAACAAATTTTAAATCCACTAACAATAGCAATTTCTCGACTTCAGACAGATAATCTTGAAGTTGTTCCTATTATATATGAAGGAACTGATAAATCAGTTATTCAGCCACTGCTTGATAAAGCTGACAAGAATGGTTGGGAAGGTTTGATGCTCAATAAGGATACTAAATGGAAGAATAAACGAAACAACGGAATTCTTAAAGTTAAGTCATTTAAACATGCTGACATTCGCTGTATTGATATTGTCGAAGGTGATGGTAAATATAAAGGTACACTTGGTCTAATCAAATGCGATTACAAAGGATGTGAACTCGGTGTAGGATCTGGATTTACTGATGAGCAAAGAAATTACTATTGGAACAATCCTGATGAGATTATTGGTAAAATTGTGCAGATTAAATTCAAAGGTGAAACAAAGAATAAAAATGGTGGAATTTCTGTTCAGTTCCCTATTTTTGAAATCGTGAGAAATGACAAATCTGAACCTTCTTATAATTAACAATTCGCTAAATATTCCCAATTCAAACAGAGAATATACAAATGTAACGTACCAATAGCACAAAGGAGGCAATGTATTTTATTACGAAAAATGACATTTGGAATGGCAGTTGTTGTAATTCTCACAACTTCTGTTCCAACAGCACAAGCAGAGGTTTATGACGAAAAACCTTGCATAACAGTCACGCCCTGTCTTACGGCAGGGTTCAGCAATCAATTAAACTTGTTATCTCAATCAAAAGAGAAAATTAAGTACAAGAAAAAATATGTAAAAGGTACATATGTGAACATTCGAGAGCAGCCAAGCAAGAACTCAGAAGTTATCAAACAAGTTTCGTTTAATGAAAAAGTTATTATCATTGAAAACGAGCTTACAAACGGTTGTTGGTATACTGTCGATCTTGATAACAAAATTGGCTATATCCATAAAGACTATGTATCTGATAAACCAATCAATTACAGGATCTACAACGTTCCATGTGTTAAGAATAAAACTTGGATGCCATATGCTATTAAAAAGAAAATAGATGGAACGTATCAAACCGTTAGTATTTTTGCTAAGTCATCCAAGCAATATAAGCTTCAACAGAAAGCATATACAGGCGATTATGGTATTCGAATGGTAAATGGAAGATATTGTGTAGCAATTGGTTCACATTTTGAATGTAAGATTGGTCAGTATTTTGACTTGATTTTAGCAAATGGTGAAGTAATTCCTTGTATTATGGCTGATCAGAAGGCAAATAAACACACTGATTCTGCGAATATCATCACAACATCTACAAATTGTCTTAGTGAATTTATTGTAGACAGGAATGCTTTAAATCGTAATGCAAAACGTGATGGTGATATATCTTCTTGCTGTCCAGAATGGGAATCTACTGTAAAGCAAGTTAAAGTATATGGAAAGGTGATCTAATGTTTATTAGTGGGGTTTGTTTTAGGGAGGTGAAAAAGGAAAATGGAAAGAACATATAAATTAGATTTACAAAGTATCAATGATGCAAAAGATTTTGTAGTGGCTATAAACAAATTAAATAGCGAAGTTGATGCAAGATATGGGGTACATGTCGTTGACGCAAAATCTATGTTAGGATTACTAAATGTATCGCACTGTAAACCATTAGAGATGACCATTTACTCTGATGATGAAAATGAAATTAATAAATTTGCTGAAATTTGTAAGAAATACGAGGTAAAAAAGAATGACTAATTATTCACAGGTATTAGAGTTAGATGAAATTACATTAGAAGATTGCATGAATTTATTCAAATATGGCAAAACAACACCAATTGAAGATGGTAGAATTACAAATATCTTGGAAGAAGGTGATTGATTATTCTTTGTTTGATTGGTAAAAGCGCAAGTGGTAAAACATTTGTGCGAGATAAATTAGTAAAAGAACATGGTTATAAAAGTCTGGTGACATTTACATCTCGTCCACCAAGAAAAGGTGAAAAACAGGATATTACATATCATTTTATTTCCCAAGAAGATTTTGAACAGAAAATTGAAGATGGATTCTTTGCAGAGTGGAAGAAGTACGACACTGAGCAAGGTGTTTGGTATTATGGCACTGCATTAACAGATTGCTATGATGCAGACGATGATACAGTTACAATTCTTACTCCTAATGGTGTAAGAGATTTGCAAGCAAAAGAGATTCCAATGGTTATTATCTATCTGTATAGCAATTTGAGTACGATTAAGCAGAGATTATCCATTCGTGGCGACAATCCAAAAGAAGTTGAAAGACGTATAGAAGCCGACATTAAAGATTTTAATGGTGCTGAAATGCTTGCGGATAGAATCGTATACAATAATCAATCTGATGATATTGAGGATGTTATCAGTAATGTTGACTATTGGTATAAAAAAATTTTAAAGGAGAAAGCGGATGAGTAATAAACTAACTATTTATTTAGCTGGACGTATGGGTGGTCTTACAAAAACTGAATATAACACATGGCGAGAAGTTTTAAGGAAGAAACTTGAAATTGCAGCAGAGTGTTGCAATTCAATTATTCAAGTCATCAATCCTGCTGATTATTTTGACTTTGATAACATGGAAGGTCATACAGATAAGGAAATTATGCAGTTTGATCTCAATATGGTACGTCAAAGCGATATTGTGATTGCAAATGTTAATGGTATAAACGAAAGTATTGGAACATCTATTGAAGTTTATGAAGCTAATAGATTAAATATTCCTGTCATTGCATATTCAGACGTATTAGATGCCAAAAAAGGAGACATTTTTGACAAAATTCACCCTTGGATTAAGGAATGTTTGGCAACGAAACTAATGTTTCATGCGGATGATGTTGTACAGTATGTGAAGGATTTCTACATGGTTAGATATTAGGAAAGGAAGTGATTGAGATATACACAGGATATATGAGTTGTCGAAGTCTTGCTGATGCGTTATATGATAAAGACAATTTCGTAACAGTTCAAGTTGGAGACAGAGAATATTATATTAGAACGGTTAAGCAGAAACGAACCCATGCAAATTTAGATGATTCAGTGACACACACGGTTCTAGTTTGTGAAGAATAGATTGGAGGTAATTATGCCAGATATGACGTTATGCAGCAGTTTACATTGTCCAGTAAAAGGAGATTGTTTTCGTGCCACCGCAAAACCAAATCCAGTGAAACAGAGTTATTATAATTTTGAATATACTTGTCACGAGGATAATGACTTTGCAGATTTTATTAAAAAATGAAAGGTTGATTTCTTGTGGAATTAAAAAAGGAGAATCATATATGTGTTTAACAGTAAAAGAAGTAAAAGAAATTTTGGATGGAATGCGTGATGATGCATTGGTTTTAGCAGACAAAGAGCTTGATGGCGATGCCGCACATAAACTAACTTCTTATGAATATCCATCTGGCGATAAAAAGGATTGGAATTTTGTAATTTTAACGTGGGAGAAATAGAAAGGAGATAAGATAGATTGGTAGTTATTAAAAGAGACTGTTCCGAAGTTGATTTTGACAAATCAAAAATCTCAACGGCAATTCTTAAAGCTATGAAGAATGGTTCAGGTATTGTAAAACCAAAGATTGCAGAAGATATTGCAAATGAGATTGAAGAAGAGTGTAAAAACAAAGAAGATGTGAGTATTTCTGATATTGAATCAATGGTTTATGATAAATTGATTACTAAGAAGCAGAGACTTACTGCAAAAGCATATGAAGGATATAGAAGTATTCGTGAGTTTCAGAGAGAAAATGAGAATACAACGGATGAAGAAATTCACAATCTTGTAGAAGACAAAGATGAATATTGGAAGGATGAAAATGCAAATAAAAATCCTGTATTAAACCCTACCAAAAGAGATTATATTGCTGGATCTGTTAGCACAGATATAACAAAAAGATATTTATTATCTCCTGAAATTATTCAGGCTCATAATGATGGACTAATTCATTTTCATGATGCTGATTATTTCTTGCAGCACATGCATAACTGTGGGTTGGTCAATTCTGAAGATATGCTTCAAAATAATACCGTAATTAGCGAAACTCTTATTGAAACGCCACATAGTTTTTCAACTGCTTGTAATATTGAAACGCAGGCTATAGCACAGATTGCTAGTAACCAATATGGGGGGCAGAGCATTTCTTTAGCACATCTTGCTCCATTTGTTAATGTGAGTAGAAAATCAATCAGAAAGAAAGTAACAGAAGAATTATACGATAATGGATTGATTAGTGAGTATAATGAAGACCTTGCAGAAGTCGTTAATATAACAAATAAACGATTAAAAGAAGAAATAGAAAAAGGCGTTCAAACAATTCAGTATCAGTTGGTCACACTTATGACAACAAATGGACAAGCACCTTTTATCACAATTTTTATGTATCTCAATGAAGCAAAAAATAAACAAGAAAAAGCTGACTTGGCAATGTTAATTGAAGAAATGCTTCGTCAGAGAATTCAAGGGGTAAAAAACGAAAAGGGTGTTTATATTGCCCCTGCATTCCCTAAACTGATTTATGTATTAGAAGAAGATAATATCACAGAAGATTCTAAATATTGGTATCTCACAGAATTAGCTGCTGAATGTACATCTAAGAGACTTGTCCCTGATTATATATCCGAAAAAATGATGCTTGAATTAAAGGGTGATGTCTATACATGTATGGGCTGCCGAAGTTTTCTGACAGTAGATAGATTTACAGATAAAGTAGGAAATATTGCAAACGCAAAGAATTTTGATCCGAATAAACATAAATATTATGGGCGATTCAATCAGGGCGTTGTAACGATTTCACTTCCAGATATTGCTTTCTCATCTGATGGAGATTTTGATAAGTTTTGGGAAATCTTTGAGGAAAGAACGGAGTTGTGTCATAAAGCACTTAGGGCGAGACACGAAAGATTACTTGGTACGTCTTCTGATGTAGCACCTATTCTGTGGCAGCATGGAGCATATGCAAGATTAAAGAAACATGAGAAAATCGACAGACTTCTTTATGATGGTTATTCTACAATATCACTTGGTTATGCTGGTTTATATGAATGTGTAAAATTTATGACTGGTCATTCTCATTCGGATGAAGGAATTGGCGAAGAATTTGGATTAAAGATTATGCAGGCGTTAAATGATAAATGTAATCAGTGGAAACAAGCTGAAAACATTGACTATAGTTTGTATGGAACACCATTAGAGTCCACAACTTACAAATTCGCAAAGTGCCTAAAATCTCGTTTTGGTAATGATATTTTTGAAAAATTAGATGGTTTTGATAGAAATTATATTACTAATTCATATCATATTCCTGTCTTTGAACATATTACGGCATTTGAAAAGTTAAGAATCGAATCAAAATTCCAGAAATTAAGTCCAGGAGGAGCAATTTCATATATCGAAGTACCAAGTATGAGTCATAATATTCCTGCTATATTAGAAGTCATTAAGTTTATTTACAACAACATCATGTATGCAGAGATTAACACAAAGAGTTGTTATTGTGAAAAATGTGGCTTTGATGGTGATATTCCTCTTGTATCAGATGAAAACAATAGACTTAAATGGGAATGTCCTAACTGTGGGAATACTGACAATACAACAATGGATATTGCATTTAGAGTTTGTGGTTACATAGGAACTGCTAAAAATGGTGGAAATCAAGGTAGATATGGCGACATTCATGATAGAGTGTATCATTTGGACGATATGGAATATACGGAGGAATAAAATGAGATATGCGAGCATTCGTAGTCTTGACATAAGTAATGGGGAGAACGTAGGAGTCTCCCTATTCGTTCAAGGCTGTGATAGAAAACCACACTGTAAAAACTGCTTTAATCCTGAGACTTGGGATTTTAATGGCGGTAAGGAGTGGACAGAAGAAACAAAAAATAAATTTTTAGAGTTAATAGATAGACCATATATTAAAAGAGTGTCCATCCTCGGAGGAGAACCATTATCAGAGCAAAATCTTGATGGAGTTTTGGACTTAATACAGACAATTCGTGAAAAATATCCTATTTCTCAAAATCCCAATTCAGAAAACATAGGAAAATCAAGGGTTTTAGAAGATGAAAATTCCAAAGAAATCCGTATTTCTTTTCCTGAGAAAACTATCTGGTTATATACAGGTTTTCGATGGAATTACATAATGAATTATCAACCTGTAGAAACAGATGATTTTGATTATATTGAAGAATCTTATAATGATGGATTGATGGAAAAACGCAAGCAGATAATTTCACTATGTAATATCGTGGTTGACGGAGAATATATAGATGAGCAGAAAGATCTCACACTTGCTTATCGTGGCAGTAAGAATCAGCACGTTATTGATGTAAAGCAATCTCTTGCTCAGAACAAAGTAGTTTTATATTGTGATTAAAGGAGATAATACAAATATGGAAATGGAAGATTTATACAAATTAAAGAAAGGCGATAAAATTCTTGTTAAATGTACTGTAGAAGCAGTATTTGTTCAAAGCGGAATGGTAATGGTTACAACAAGAGATTGCGACAATGGGTTCGATGCTTATGTTGATGAGATTAAAGGTGTTGTAAATGAATAGCATTATTGGATTTCTGTTATTTCTTCTTGGAATCATATTTGGCGCAATTATTGTATTTATAGCTATATATCCAATAATAAAAGATATGTTTAACTATATTCAAGATATGAACAAAATTTTCAAAGACAAGGAGAATAAATAAATGGAAATAAACGAATATCAAGAATTAGCAATGCGAACAAATCCACACAAGGCAACAGAAAGATTACTTGGGAATATGCTAACATGTGATATGAAATATCTACTACAGCAAAATTTAATCGCAGAAGATGAACGTCATATTGATTTTGGCGGCGTATTCAATTCTTGTCTTGGATTGTCTGGCGAAGTTGGCGAGTTTAACGATATGATTAAAAAGCATATATTTCACGAGAAAACACTTGATGAAACCCATGCAAAGAAAGAGTTAGGCGATATTATGTGGTATATTGCTATGATGTGTGAATCTTTTGGATGGGATATGAATGAAATTGCAGAAATGAACATTGACAAATTAAAGGCACGTTATCCAGAAGGATTTGATATTAAAAGAGCAAACAACAGAGATTCAAAAGATATATAAAGGAGAACAAAATAAATGGAGAAAATTAAGATTAAATACTTTGACAAGGATATTGAGAAACTTACATACATTGGTGGTGGTAAATCTAACTGGATTGACCTTCGTTCAGCCGAAACTGTCCACCTGAAGAAAGGTGAATTTCGTCTGATCCCATTAGGAGTTGGAATGAAACTACCAGACGGATATGAAGCCAATATTGTGCCTCGTAGCAGTACATATAAGAATTTCAAGATCTTACAGACGAATTGTTTCGCTGTCATTGATAATTCATATTCGGGAGATGCAGATGAATGGAAACTTCCTGTAATTGCTATAGAAGACACAGTAATTAATAAGAATGATAGAATCTGCCAATTCCGTATCAATAAAATTCAGCCAGAGATTGAGTTTGAGGAAGTGGAACACTTGGACGAAACAAACAGAGGTGGTTTTGGTTCTACAGGACGAAAGTAAAGAGGTGATATACATAAAACAGGCGGTTGAAATTAAAGATAAAATAAATCTTACGATTCCAGAAGCATCTACATACTCTAATATTGGAGAAACAACAATTAGAAAATTGCTTTCCGAAAAAGCATGTCCCTTCCTATTAAAAGTAGGAAACAAACATCTAGTAAAAAGGGTTGAATTTGAGAAATATTTAGCTGGAAAGCATTTTATTTAATTTGGTAAAAAGAACTTTTGTGTGATATAATACAGTCATGCAAAAGTTCTTTGCCATATACAAGGAGGAAATACGATTGGGCAAAGATCTTAAAGGAAAAGAATTGGGACAAGGAATAATACAGAAAAAGAATGGGAGGTATGAAGCAAGATATATAGATAGATTTGGTAAAAGGGTATCAATTTCAGGCAGAGATCTAAAAGATGTTAAAAAGAGATATAATGAAGCGATTTACGAAAATGACAAGCAAATAAACGTAAAAGACAATATAACACTTGACGAATGGTATAAGAAATGGATGAACGTTTACAAGTTTGATATTATTCGTGAAAACACAAAAAGACATTATAATAATGTATATTATAAGCATATATCTCCGAGTCTTGGGAATTTTCAATTAGGAAGTATTACTCAATATCAAATCAAACAACTTATCAAAGAATTAAAGAGTAGTGGGTATCAATACGAAACGTGCAACAAGGTAAAAATTCTTCTTGTTGATATTTTTAACAAAGCTATGATTAACGAATATGTGCGAAAGAATCCAGCAAAAGGAATATCATTAAAAAGAGACGAAGAAAGGGACGTAAGAGTTTTGTCGCAGGATGAACAAACGGTATTCTTTGATTGTTGTAAGGGAACATTTTATGACAATCTGTTTGTTACGGCAGTATCAACGGGAATGAGGATTGGAGAACTTGCTGCTTTAAGATGGACAGATGTTGACTGGGATAGTAGAGTAATTCATGTAACTAGAACTCTCGTATATCAGAAATATGAAAGCGACAGTCAAAAGGAATATCATTTTGAAAAGCCAAAGACAAGAACTAGCTTAAGAGATATACCAATCAACAGGCAGTGTGAAATAGCATTAAAGAAACAATTTATTCAAAAGTCTGTTGTTGCTACTAAGCAACCAATTACAAAGAAAGTTGACGATAAATATGCTGATTTGTTATTTACATCAAAATTCAACACACCATTAAATTCGCAAGTTGTATGTCAAGCAATTAACAAAATTATAGAAGAGGTAAATCTTACAAAAGATTATCTGGATGAAATAGAACCATTCTCTGCACATTGTTTTAGACACACATTTGCGACACGTTGTTTTGAAGCTGGTGTTGCACCAAAAACAGTCCAAGCATATCTAGGACACGCATCTCTGCAAATGACAATGGATTTGTATACATCAGTTATGCCAAAACAGATGGAGACAGAGATGGATAAAGTGTCTAATGAGCTTGATCGAATTTCAGAACATGGTGATGAATTAGCAGAAAAACAGTTCGAAAATATGGCTTCAAATAACAAAATTGTTTCTTTCCGTGGAGATTCAATGGTGGTATAATTGGTGCTTGTGGAGACAAATCTTGTAAAATGGCTTAAAATCAACATTTGCAACATTCGTTTTTTGACTTTATGAGTATCTTATTACGTTTACCAGCAGACACCATATGAGTTCATCAATACCGATGAAATCATTGGGAAATAGCGGTATTTAAAGGGTATGACAATAATTTTAAAAAATGAGAAACCAAGATAAGTTGATATATTTTCGTATAAATTGATATAGTTTTATATATCAATGGAGACAAAATGGAGATTCCTGAAAAATCAAATGGAGACAAAATAATATAACAGTTTTGCCGCAAAGAACTTTTGCAAAATCGTAAAAAAATAGGGACAGGTAGAAATTCATATACTTGTCCCTAAATTATTATTACATCATATTACAACATTTGTCCGTTCCATTTTCGTCTATTCTCTGTGTCATATTCAACTTGAATCCGTGAGAGCGTATCATTGTGGCTTAATTCTTCATAGGCATATTCCTGAGTTTCATATAAGCGTTTTAAAGGTAGCTGAGTACCACTACCGTCTATAAAACGTATAATCGCCAAACTTCCACTAATACGAACTATTTTACATTTCCGAACAGTTCTATTGTTTTCTATAATCCATGCAGTATCACCTTGTTTCATATTATCACCTCTGATATATTATGACATTATAACAGAATACATATTCGTATGTCTACAGATTTCTATAAATATACGAACATATATTCGATAATCTTCTTTAAACGGCAGTTTAGAACGTCAAGGTGAAAAAGCATGTACTTTAGTAAATGCTACTGGTGTTGCATCATATATCTGCGATGGGCTTATGGCACAGGTAATTATGGAAATAACCCCAACAGATATAAAAAACGGTAAAGTCTTTTTAAAAGGATTGCCGAGGCCAGCACAAATATTGTATCTGTCATTGCCAGCAATTAACGGTAACAATATACCATGCGTTTTAAATTATAATGGGGAGCTTATAGTGTATTTCAGAGATGAAGCTAACAGCAGTATTTCGAGAATAGACCATAGCTTTTGCTACATGTATGATAAGTGGTAAATGGCGAATTTAAAACTGTTTCTGCAACACCATTAAACGAGCAACAATATTTGCCAACATTGAAAAATTTAATGTCGTTTAAATCAGAATTGCTTGGAATGTCTGTAAAATTATTTAGATTCTCTAAACTGCCGTTTAAAACAACATTGTCGAACAAAAGTTCTTTGTATAATACAATTCAAGTCAATACATACTATCAATGCGCAAAAATTGTTTAATTTTGTGCGTATTCCTTTCTTGTTTGGCGTGTATTTGCACATTCATATACGCCACTTACATAACCTTATTAAATTCATTTCTAACATTTTTCTTATCACAAATACAATAAATCATTGTAGTATCCAACTTAGCATGACCAAGAATTTGTTGAACATACTGAATTGGCATACCTTTACGAGCTAATTCTGTTGCCATTGTACGTCTGCATCTGTGCGGATGAACATTTGTCACGTTTGCCACATCTCCAATTTTATGTAATCTTTGTCTAATGCTTTCCTTGGATAATTGTGTCCCATGATCATTTAAAAATAATGGTTCAAGATTGTCTTTTCTAGTCATAATATATTCTTTGATATAATACATAGAGCGTTCAGATATATAAACCGTCCTTTCTTTGTTGCCTTTTCCAACGACAGTACATTCGCCCGATTTAAAATCAATGTCCTCACGGTTAACATTCTGTACTTCAGAAACTCGACATCCAGTAGAAAACATAAATTCTAATAACGCACGATTTTTAATTGTATCGCAGTTATCTAAAAGCTTTTCTACATCTTCATCAGAGAATGGTTTCTTTGTGACATATCGAGACTTAATCTCATGGATTTTCAACATAGGATTCTTTGGAATAATTTCTTCAAGAGTCAACCATCTAAAGAACGCAGAAAGGTTTTTTCTCCTATTATTAGCAGTAGTATTTGAAACTCTTTGCTGATACAATGAGAGTGCCCATCTAATGTCGTTTGTAGTAATATCCTTTATATTTTTGTTTCCAAGATCATCTAACGTGTGCTTAATCGAATCCATATACTGATAAATTGTACTGGGTGAACGACCTTCAAGACGCAAAGAAGCTCTATATGTATTAAGAATTTTCTCATTCTCATTTTCAAGTACACACAATTCTGTATGTTTCTCATTTATATCATATTTTCTTAATAATCTACAAACACATCCATCTATCATCATTACAGTATTATCATCTGCAAATCTGTCAATCATTGATAATAATTCTAATCTAAATTTCTCTTCCATAACGTAAAAAAATACCTCCATCCTAAATCAAAATTTATATGTTCTACATATATATTCTCCATTTGGAAATAAATGGAATTGATTTTAGAACGGAGGTTCGGTTATTCAATATTCAGTTGTAGATAAGATTATTCAGATACAATACAATCTGAGAATCCATCAAGTTCCAAGATACTATTTACAGTATCCTGATAACGTCCATACAGTTTTGCGGCACTCTTTCTTACGAAATATGCTCTGTACTTTGCCTGTCCCTTTTCAAGACTAGTTCCTCTTGCTTCTTCAATTCTTGTTGCCATAAATGTTTCCATATTAAAATCCTCCTTTGAAATATATTTATTCAGCACCTTCAGTATCTTCCATACCTGGAATAATATCTGTGATGATTGAATCAATAGCAGTAGCGTTTGCAATGTGACCTTTTTCCAATGAATCCAGACGTTTTTCGATTTCATTTTTGGTTCGCAGCCTGATAGTAACCGTGTAGGTTCCATCTTCCTTGCCGGCCTCGTCCGTATTCGGTGCGTATGTAAACCCATCACACTTCAGATCGGTGTATTTTCCAGATACCTCATCATTGTGTTTAAAGGTCACTTCCGCAATGTTGTTCTCTGCAAAAGTGTCCGTGATCGTTTTAATCCCGTCAAAATTTTTGGACTGGATCTGGATGTTTCCAAGGCTTGCACCATCGGCAATTTCAAAGCTGGTCTGATCTTTTAAAATAATTTTATCCATATTATTTTTTCCTTTCTATGATAAAAAATGGTTAATAAGTTGCGTTCGAATATTTGTTCGATATATTTTCTTAAACGGCAGTTTAAATACAACAATAAAAAGAGCTAATACATTAGATGGAAACGAAGCATTAGGCACAACATGTTATGGGAAACCTTTCTTTAACCTAAGTGGATAACTAACGGCATGTATCTAATATCTGTAAATATTTGGTTTGTACGCCCAGTGAATTTAATTGATAAATTCCAATTTTTTGGGCTACTTGTAAAGTTACTTCTAATGAGTGATCCTTGTATATCAATATTCTCTCCATTAAGTGTATTTACATCAACAATAACAATGCTATTAGCAGGTAACGATAATGAGACCGTAAGATTAGTAAACGTTCCTGCAGGATACTTTATGTTTTTGACCCTATAGCCGCCATTGTCTATATCCCAATCGGTTTGTACACTTATTACATCGGAACCATTGTTGACTATACAAAGCGGGTTTCCAGTAAATATGTTTTCGATGCCGATTGTCGGTACTTTCTTACCATTTAGACTGCCGTTTAAAGAAATTAATTGATCCTGTAAAGCCTTACCCTGTCTTGCGTCTAATACAAAATCAGCCTCAGTTGTAGTGAGATTATTTGCGACATTAGCTTTATCAATCTTATTATCAACCAAGGCTATTTTATCTTGTAATGTTTTAGCGAGAGCAATTACTTTTGTAGCATCGTCTCTTGTGATTGTGATCCCATCAACTTGAATTGTGTCTGCACCATGAAGCGTACCATCTTCGTCAGCAGTAATAGTAGTACCGTCTGGTGTATATTTTGTCAGTCCATCTAACTTCTTTGCATATTCCTTTGTCATAAGTCCGTCAACCTTATCCGTAGCCTTTGGAATGGCATTAGCAGAAATTGCCACCCATTTAGTACCATTATAACGATATGTATAATCAGTATCTTTTACATTAACTGTCCATCCGTCATCCGGGGTAGGATATGTGGTTGCAATGTCATCAAAAGTGCTAACAGCCTCTTTCCAGTCGATATTGGTTTCGAGTGTGGAAAATTTATTATCAACCTCAGATTTGGTATATTTGTCATCCCAAACCTTTTTCCCATTTTCAAGGTCTGTTTTTAGTTGATTTTCCACACTTTCTGCTCGTGTTTTTTCCAAAGAAACCGCTGTTTCAAGTGAAGTGATTTTTTGGGTATTGTTTGAAATATTTGTGACATTCTTTTTAATGTCCTCTGTATTTTTTGATACATTTTTCTCAATTTCATCAACTTTTGCCTTTACGACTTTATTCTGAATCGGATTTGTTGAGATAGAAGAGAGAGCATCATCAACAGGCAATCCTCTGACAATACCATTCTCGTCAATAGTAATTGTGCTTCCATCTACTTTGGATGCAATATGTCCATTATTGTCATTAAGAGTAACAGGGTATCTTTTTATATTCTCATTTTCGCTTTTCTTACAAATATACAATCTATCATCTGAGTATTCAAAGTAATATCCATTTAACTTGCTATTAATATTTCCAATGGCTTCATCAATCAGTCGAATATTACTTTTTCCACCAGTACCAGTTAAGGCTTCAAACACACTTGTCTGTAACTCATCATAGTCATCTCTAATAGACCACAATGTTACACCAGTATTCTGTAATATTTCAGACATTTAATTCTCCTTTCATTAAATTGCTTTCTTTCTTCCCAAAGTTTCTATTGGTTCATTTGGGATTTCGCCTAAAGCACCCGATAAATTTCCTAACTTTAAGAAATACCAAGCCGCTGAATTTACAGGTGGATTATCAATTGAAATATCATTATTTGCAATACGAAGTACACTGCTAACAGAAGTGTTAGCCACTCCATCGAAAATGATAGAATTATCTTTCATTTTCTCAGGAATAGCAACATTATGTTTTACATCGTTTTTAATTTTTACTTCATTAATCATCTCGGAAACTTTGGCAATATAGATCCAGAAAGTGTTTACGATTTTTAGATTTGATTCTGATGGGTGTAATTTTACCATCAGTTTATTTAAAAAATTATTCTTTACAATGATATTGTTTTCTGTTATCTTAGGATAAATTTTGAGAGAACTGTCAACGGTTTTGATTGTAATTTTAATGACATTTGGTTTTGTTTTTAATCCAAGTCTCAGTCTTGTTACAACCGTATTTTTAATTTTAATGACATTCGCCCTAAACAATCCTTGAGTATAAGCAGTAATTCCATGTATCATCTCAGAATAACTATGTGAATTATCTATAATAGCTTTGATGCTATGGTAATTACTTCTCATATTACCACCTCACATCTTCTAAGCATTAAGAATAGTGGTGGTCAATCCATTCTCAGGGAACTCCAAAATCGCACCTCTTGGTACTTCCTGCGTCTTTGTGAGCTGTCCATAAAAAAGCATATTACCGCCTGTCTCCTGGTCGAACATAGCCCAGTGAGTAATTGGTGCGGCTTGTGTAGTCCATGATTCTTCCGCTTCAGCAAAACGAAGTGTACTAGAATTTGAAATACTTCCACCATTAGCTGCGTTCCAATTCACAGAATTAGAAGAGATTGCCAATCGCTTATAACTTGAAGCGTCTGGTTCAGTACAATTCGATCCTGCATCTGTGGGTGCAGATTTACTCAATGCAACATAAATAATGCTTGGTGGAGTATAGCTTTCTCCTCTAAACTGATTATCAAGTGTTTTATTTTTTAAATATGTAGTCATTGCCATAATAGCTTTCCTCCTTATTTTTAATTATTTAATTAAAGGTTTGATTGATATTTTGCCGAGATCAGCAACAAAGATAGAACTGTGAATATCTCGAATTATAATTTGATGTGTAAACTTTCCGAATAAGTTCATAGTGTCTGACGGTAGAAGAGTAATAGTAATTACATTTTCCTCATATTTGACTTCATCTGGACTATCTGCTGAAGTTTTTGAAGCTAAACATTCGGTTTCTCCGTAGCGGCTCATTCGCCATTCAACAGATTCTATTGCTACTTTTTTAAATTCTTCTCCAAGAATTGTATATAAATCTAGTGTAATTGTCTGTTGTGATCCTTCAATCATACCAAAGTCTGAATTGTTAAATACTTCACATGACATTTACTTTACCTCATTATTTTGTGACTCCTTTGTTACATTTTCTTTTTTATCCTCTATAATAGGACTATTAAGAATCACACTAATTTGTGCGATTCCTTGCGCTTGTTGAATTCCTGTAAAATTCATAGAATTCAGAATATTAAAAAGAAGTTGTATCTTATCTTTTGGATAAGAGACAACTTCCTGTACTTGTGTATTATTCTGTTTTTGTTCCATATTAACCCTTTCTTTATTTCTTTTTGAACGTGCTATTACACCATGATTTTGTTGCATAACCACTTAAGTCAGATGCAGTAACCATTTTACGATATACTTCAGACAACTTATCTGCTACATATTCATTTACATACGTTTGAACATAATCTGGTGTTGCTCCTGTCAAAATACCAGAACTATAATTAGAAAAATCAATGAGCCTAGATCCACCGCCATATGTTCCAACTGCAACTGAGTAAGATGCTTCGATATCTTTTGTACTTTTTGGAAGCGAAGAAGAAGTGATAAGTTGTTCACCGTTTGCAAAAATTGTACCTTTTAGATTGATAACATTTGATTGAATATTCAATTCGTTAGAACCATTTATATAATTACAATTCATAGAATTAGAGAATATACTATTATTACTTATTATTGTTCCGTCATTATTTCCATTAGATAATAACTGTATTAAGCTTGGAGATATTATACTTGTTCCATAGTCACCATCATACCATAAATATCCATTTGTAATTCCCCAATCACCAATTAACCCCGCATTTGCTTTCATATTTCCATATTTATCCACTAAAAAGTTACCATTGTTTATATTAATACTTCCACCAATAAGATCTCCACTAAACGTACCTTTGTTTGCGGTTAAATTACCATCTTTATCAACCGTAAATGTCCCATTACCAAGATTGATAGAGCCACCTTTTAACTGACCGCTGAAAATGCCACTAGAACCAGTCAAATCGCCCATAAAATGCACATTACCATCTGAGTCAACGTAAAACTGTTTGTTATTCCCCTTATAAATAGAAAATAATTCTTCACTTTGATTCGGTTGAATTCGTACAGAGTTATTACCACTTTTAGCAATAAAACCAGCATCATCAAATTTATAAGTACCTGAATTGTTTTGTAAAGTAAGATATTCTCCCAAAAATAATTTTCCTAAAATTGCTTCGGCATTTACGGCATAAACAGTATTTCCATTTTTGTCAATGGGAATCTTACCGATAGCCATTTTTGCACTCTGGAAACCATCATCTGAAAATACAATTTGGTTGTTAATAATCTTAATCTGTTCGGGATCAAAGTCATTCTTCTGTTCATTCCATTGCCTGAACCACATTCCAGTTTCGTCCCATGATTGATGTTGATTTTTTACAGGAATATTTGCAACATCTAATCCATATTTCCGCATTTCCTCAACAAAGTTACTCTGATTTACAGACTTATCGTATTGGTCTTTGTTAAACTGAAAGCTCATAGCAGCAGAGTTAGCCTGTGAAATGATACTGGCTACATCATTACATACACCATGCACACGAATAGCATCAGAGAATGTTACGTCAATTTTACTTGTGTCGTTATAATCAACTGTAAAACTAATCAATCTCAATTTAATTACAGTATCATAATCAGTAGCCATTCTTATGAAGTTGCCAAGTTGGAAATACTTTAAGAATCCTTTGAATTGTGGAATAGTGAGAACATTAGAAAGAGTAGAAGTGTACTGATATTGTGGTCGGCATTTCTTGGATAAATCCTTCCATGCAACATCATATAGCTGACGTTCAATGTCGAATCTCTCTGTATCAGTTGTATTATCTGTAGTAATATAATTGTCGTTACTATATGTTTCCTCTACAACATAAGAATCAAGTGTTTTCCATTCATCCTTAGTAAACCATTTATCCATATCCAACTGAGATTGAACAGCATTTCTTTCTGCGATAATAGAATTATATACATCTGTAGCAGAATCAACCTCAGACTTTCTTTTATTGTATTCGGCAGTAACATTGTTCAAATCCTCAAGATTTTGCTGATACAGATTATAGTTAAAAGAATTTGGCTTATTCATACCTTGGGCACAATAAACTTCATCTATGTTCTTGAACGATTTAACCTTTGAATCCAGAAAATCCAATCCATATTTCGTCCAATCTTTAGAATCCAAACTATCAGGTAATCTCGTTTCAAGTTCCTGAATAACACCAATCTGATCACCAAGATGCTTCATAATTTCTTCGTACTGTGGTTTTAAAGATTGATATTTTTCATTATATAACTTTACTTTGTTCTGAATAGATTCTTCCATTTCAGGTAAATAATATTCAAAATTATAAATCTTATTTGTGCTATTTGGATTGACTTCATTGATATAAATTCCATCACCACCATTTACACGATAGCATGTAATAATGCTATTTTCATCAATGCTTTCTGTCATAGACTGCGCAAGATTATCCATTGAGATATAGATATTTGTATCTTCTCCATAATCGTCTAAATCATAAGCATTTATAGTCATATTGAATGTATCGAAAACAAACAAACAATTAAATGCTTCTGATACATCACCAGTCAAAAATGAATATATATCTATATCGTCTTCGTCAAAACTTCTTTGTTTGTTAGCAAGAGTAGCATCTACATGACCAACCGACCAACTTGGAGCAACATTCAATACACGATGCAATAAACTTCCTTTAGGGTTTGTAGGATCGTAGAAGATGGTCTTTACATAATCGTCATACAAAATCTCGCCCGTATTACATTCAAAATCAATGAGTCGCTTGTTACACAATGTACACTCTAATGAATTTGCTGTAATACTTTTTGAGATCCCTGTATTCTCAATATTAGTCTCCACATGAATTTTATACCAACTAATACCTTGAATCATAATTAAACGGTCTTCTTGAAAATCGTCATAATGTTCATATTTCTTACCATTGATGTCTCTATAGATTTTAAAAGAAGTAGTCTGATAAGCATTTAGATTAAAAGTAAGAGATAAATCATCATAGATGCTTACTGCACCAAGAAAAGTCTTATCCTTTTTAGCAATGTAAATAATTGGTTTTTCAAGATTGTTTAAAAAATCAACTGATAAATTAAATGATTGAACTGCCATTAGATCACCACCTTCCTTATTGGTCTATATTTCATCGTAAGAGTGCAATTACCCTCAATTTTAAATATATTTGTCCTTTTATTTAAGTCGTTTACAATACGTGGTAATTTGTAGTTTGTAGCATTGTAGATTTTATGTGATATAGCTGTAGAAGTGATTTCTAAGATTGTTCCATCAATTTTTATAACTTCATTATTGATGCAATTATTCAGCTTGAAAATTTCACCCGATGTTTCATTGGTAATTTTGAGGTTACAAGCACTGGAAATATCAATTTCTATATCGGGATAAATATAACCAATTTCATCACTCATATCTACAAACTTTAACATACCAATACCATTTTCTGTTGTTGCCTTTAGTGTAATTAACTGTCCAAACCCAAATGGGGCATCTGTTGTTCCTGTGATTGTAATCCCCATAATATTACCTGCAACAGAAATAGGAGATACATTTAATTGTGCGTTAAAATGAACTGTATCATAATCTAATCGTGTAACTGTGAATTCCTTATAATCATCTTTCCTCTGTAACCATCGAGCAATTGCAGAATACTCATATGAATCAATTGGCTCAAAATTCTGTTTCATAACTTGGAACTCAAACTTAATTGCTTCAGAATAATTTGCATTTCCACTTTTATACCATCTATTTTGAATAGGAGAGGAGGTTAGTGTAAATTCAATATTGCCACCTGCCGTATCAGATGGAGTATTCCCGTTAAATTCACATACCATCAGTCCATACTCATCAGATGTCTTATTATCAAAAGTAAAACCACGAGTTTGAATTGTCATGGCAACCTCCTTTCTTTTTACATCATTTTCTTCATTTCTTTTTCATATTTCTTTTTGAGTTTTTTCATTTCTCTGTTTGTGCCAGAAAACTCTCTATTCAATTTCTGCGTCTCAGAAATAATATCCTGTAATTCTTGAATATCACTTCCAAAACTTTCAATTTCTTTCTGTAATTCAGTATTCTCTTCCTGTAACCTTCGAATCTGTTTATCACGTTCAAGAAGCAGTTTTTCGAGAATACTTACTTTTCTTTCATTAGTCACTTCTGACATATATTTTTCCTCCATTAAAATAGGAGAGGACTATTACATCCTCTCCATAAATTATCTTCTTACGCCTTTAGCATAAGTAGCTTGGTTAATCTTTCTCACAACATTTTCAGCCTGTTTCTGAGCAACACCTTCCATCTGTTTAACAATCTGATCGGTGGCAACGCCTTCAACAATGGTTCTATTATCAATTTGATAAGTAGGAGATTGTGATGAAACTTTCTCAATAGGAATGTTCTTCAGATTGCCAATAATAGAATCAATCTGTGGAATAACAGGCTTAAAATTCAACAATGCTTGTGTCTGTTCCTTAGAAAGTACAGCTTCGCCACGTTGTAAGAAACTAATACCATCTTCACCAGAAAGTTTAACAAGATCCTTAATCACACCGCCAGTTGAAAACGAAGCGTCTTTTATAAGTTTCTTGAGAGCTGAAGTAATTTTCTCTCTATCATTCTTACCAGACAAATCACTTTTTACAGATACACCAAGTTTCTTCGCAAGAGCAACTTCATTAGCTATACTCAGAACTTGTTTATGCTGTTTATCATAAAGATACTGATTAAGAGCACCGTAATACGATTTCTTGTGTGTTGCCGAATCTGAATGCTTAGATATCCATTCTGTAATATCACTTGCTTTCTTTTTGAGTTCATACAATTTCTGTTGCTTATCGGTATTGTTACTTTCGGAAGAACCAGAACCGTTTCCGCTTGAAGTTCCTGAATCATTTGATGATCCAACGCTTTGTGTTCCCGTAACATTTGTCTCTGCATACTTGGCACTTGCTTCAGCAGCTCTATCGGCAGCATCACAAATAGATTGCCATGAAGACGCAATCAAACTAAGCTGTGCGGTAATGTTTGGCACATTAGATGATAATGTACTTGTATAATCGCCTACAGCAGATCCACCGTCCTTCCAAGCATTCACAATGTACGTAGATACATCGTAACCAGTATCTTTTGCAATTTTCTCAATATTAGATGCAACCTGTGAAGAATTTGCATTAACATATGTGAGAGCATCGGAGAATACCTTATTGGTATCTTTTAGATAATCTTCGGCAGATTCTTTACTCTTAGTGAGCATATCATCGAGGGCTTTTTCCTGATCGGATACGGAACGATCGTATAACATGTCCGATTGGTCTTTCTGTGCGTCTTGAAGGTCGGATTTGAGCTGTTGCAATTTTTTACGGTTTTCTTCAGAATCATCGCCTTCCAGTGCCGCAATCTGCTTTTCCAACTTAGCAATATTCTTATTAGAATCAGCTAACTTATCATTCCACTCTTTTAAGTCTTTTTCGGTTTCTAACAATTCCTTTTTCTTCGAAATTGCTTCTTCCAAAGCATCGTTCTGCGCATCGAGTCCTTGCTTTATATAGTCAACAGTAGCTTTCTTAGCATCATTTGCACTCTTAATAGAATCACGTATTCCTTGCTGATATTCTCGATGCTTAGAGTTATAATCATCAAGACCGATTTCTCCATTTTTATACATCTCATTCAAATCAGCAATTTGTTTCTTATACTGTTCTGCCTCAGCAAGATATGTATCATAATTCTGAGCGGTCAATCCCATAGCAGTAATACCATCTTGTGTAATCATTCCTGTATCACTGTCAAACAGATTGTCAGAATCAAGCATGTCAATTAAGAAATCTGTCTCGTCTGTAATGTCTCCAAGCTTATTAAGTAACTCGTCAAAACGGTCAAACTTCAACTCATTGATAGACTTTTGAAACTCCGCAAGTTCCTGCTCATCCTGTTGAATAGATTCATATACACCATTTAAAGCATCTTGTGCTTCATACCATTCGTCACTACCAAACTTAATCGTAGATAATTTCTTTGCAAGTTTTTCAGCCTCTTCCTGTTTAAGCTGCATATCAGACTTAACGACATCTGCCTGACGTGTATAGTAAGCCTCACCAATCAACTGACCTTTTGCTTCAGCTATATTAAGAGAATTGGAGACAGCGTTCTTTCTCTGCTCAATCAGCCCAGCCTTATTGTCGTATCGTTCTTGCACCTTATCAAAGCGATCTTTCCTAGCCTGACGCACATTAGATGTATGATCCTCTTTAGCCTGATTATAATTATCAGTTGCGGTATTCTTTGCAAGAAGATATTCATTATGTGCAATACACCTTTCTCTAAGAGTGTCATTTTCAATCTTGTTAATAAGATTATACGAAATTGACTTATTGGATTTTAAATTACTCTTAATAGAATTAAATTCCTTTTGAGTAAGACCAATGTTTTTAGCTTTTGTTTTTTTAAGAGACTTTTTCAGAGAACTCTTATTTGAGTTATAATTTTTTGTTGCACTAGTATAAGCAGTTTTTGAAGCTGACAACTGGCTATTGTAGTTTTTAATAATCTGTTTATATAGACCATCAATATCAGACGTACCGATTTTCTTTGTTGGATTAAATGTAAGATTACCTACCTTGGCATTCAGAATATCCATCTTTGTTCCAAGTTTTTCAATCTTATCAGAAGCACTGTCAATCGGATTATTCGCTAAAGTCTCATATAAATCCTTTAACTGATCCGTAAGACTGGTAACCTGTTCCTTGCAAGCTTTTGCTTTCTCATAATAGACCTGATAATCCTTTAATGCATTTTTCAGGTTTTCATTCTTAATAGAAGCGATACCATCTGAACCAAGTGTTCCTTCACGGATAAGTTTCTTATAATGGTCAAGTGTCTTGGATGATACACCTTTTATCTTTTTTACATTCTTTCCGCTGCTAGAAGATGTAGATGTTGCATTGTTGATTTTGCTAAAACGTGAACCAGATACAAAATCCTTACGAGATGAAAGTTTGGAAACTCTTACAGATGCGCCAGTATGAGGGGATTCAACAAACTTACCGTCTCCACCATAAATACCTACATGTGTGATGTTGTTCTTGCTTCCAAAGAATACTAAATCACCAGCTTGCAAATTTTTCTTCGATGTAATTTTTGTTCCCATCTTAGCCTGGTCAGCCGCATGATGTGGTAAACTTACACCAAACTTCTTATAAATCTGCTGTGTAAATCCAGAACAATCAGCACCACTTGTAAGACTTGCGCCACCCCAAACATATTTCAATCCAAGGTAATTTGTAGCAGCATCATACAAAGCGTTTCCACCTGTAGAAGAAGAGGAGGATGATGAAGATGATGAAGTTGTCTTTTTGCTATTCTGTGTTTTCGCAGCTTTATTGGCATATGCCATGTATTTCTTGTATGCTTTTTCCTGTGCAGTAATAGCCTTTGTTGTAGCTTCGATTGCTTTTTTGGTTTGATTTTTCTTCTGACCGAATGTGAGAAGATCATCAATCTTGTCTTTAGCCTTAGATGCCTTGTCTGTAAGATTGTTAAGTTTAATCTCAATAAAGTCAAATACTTCGGCTGCATCAGACTTTGTTTTTGATTTAGATTTGGATTTTTTTGATGACGGAGATTTATAACTTGATGAACCAGAAGAATTTACTTTCACTTGTGGTATATCTAACTTTGCACCAGCTGAAGTTGTTACACCATTTACAATATCCTGAATTGCACTGTTAATATTATTGCGCATTTCGTTAGACATAATTGGATTATCAGACAATCGCTGTTTTAATGCGGCAAGTTTATTTAAAGCTTCTGTGCCTGCACCAGCCATTTTAGCAAGAGTGTAGATATTTTGGCAATCTGCATCAGTTACAATAGTATTTTTATTACAATACTGTTTTTCCAATGTGAAAGCTGCCAATTTTGCTTTTTCTTGTTCTGTAATATCACCAAGATTTTGAAGCTTAAGAATATCTGCAACTGTTGCATTTTGAAAATCTGTAGATGCATCAGCAGAAAGAAGTTTTTCAAACCTAAGTTCTTCTTCTTTTTTTGTCAGAGCCTCTATTACAATTTGCTCGGCATTTTTAACACCCATATCTTCAAGCTGAGTGATATAATACTGTTTGTTTTCATCAGTAAGGTTTGCCAAGAAGTTGCCATCATTTACCCATTCAGTAGCAAGAGCATTGGCTGCTTTCTGGCACTGATCCATGCTAGATTCAGAACTACCCATTACCTCTTCAAACTTATCCCATGATTCAAGACCACGGACTGAAACATCAAATCCTGCTAAATCAGAAGCGGATGCAACTGTACCATTTTTCTTGTCAGCAAGCATATCAGATATCTTAGAAATCTGTGTAGACATAGAAGAGAGCTGCGTAGAAGCGTTTACAAGACCATTTATTTTCTGTGCAAGTGCCTCTGCTGATAAACCTGTTTCATTCATCAACTGCTGACCACCAGCCAAACCTTCAAGTGCGTTTCCTGTTAATTGTCCTGCATTTGCAAGGTCAAGAAGGTCATCTGCCGCACCTTTTAAATCGGAATCGTCTGTGTTTTTGAGATTGAGCCATGCTTCGTCAAAAGAAGCGATAGATGGGGCAGCAGAATCAGCAGCATTACCCGTATCTTCAATAGCATCCACACCAGCATTCAAATCATCACAGAAAACTTTAAGATTAGAATCTTTTTCCCCTAAAAACTCTGCGCTATTAATCGCATTCATGAGATTAGGATATTTTTGTAATTCTTCCTCTGTAAGCTTACCTTCTTGTGCCAATTGTTGAAGATCTTCTTTTGATTTCTCAATTCCGTTTGTATTGAAAATTTCTGAAATCTGAGAATTATTCCATCCTACTTTGTCAGTGTAAGAGTAGATTAACTTAATTATGTCTGCAATTTCTTGATATTTTGAAATTGTATTTTTTTCATCGGAAGACAAAGATTCTCCATTAGACTTCTTTTTGACAGCATTATCATAGGCATCTTGAAGATTGTTCTTCTTCTTTGTGAGATCTTCAATATTATTATTTAATGATGTTGTATATTCATCTACAGTATCAATACAATCTTGTAAATTCTCTTCATAATACTTAATATCATCCTTAGAACCAGATTTCAAGGCTTTGTTATATCTCTTTTGTGTCTTTTCCATCTGCTCCGTATAATATTCAAAAGATGCTAAATTGCCAACAATATCATCGCTGTTTCGAGCTTCCTGAAATACGCCAGTTGCTTTTGACTGAGCAAGTTGAGTATCAACCGCATTTTTATCAATATCACCTTTCCCATATTGCTTATTAAATGCAGTTACTGTTTTATCTGCCGCCTCTCGCGCAGAATTAGCCTTCTCTTTTTCTTCAATATTTTTTTGAAGCTCTAACTGTCGAGTAGCTTCTTTTAATTTGTCTAATTCTTCCTGTTCAACATAGGTAAGTTTATCTTTCTTATTAAGTTCATCAATTCGTTTATTTTGTTCGTTTAACTGAGATGTCGTTTCTTCTAGTACGGATTTCGCAGAAGCATATTCACTAGTAGCTTTATCCATAGCTTCATTTGCCTTCTCGACACGATGAATCCAGTTATCTATTGCTGTGATAGCCAGTTGGATGCCTTCTGCGATAAGCATACCAGCAATCATATTTGCCGCCATCTTTAATCCTTCTAAAGCAATATTAGCAGCTTTAGCACCAATGGTCATTTGCTCTAATCCATTATTATAAGCAATAGCAGACTGTTTTGCTGCATTCTGAGCATTTTTTACATCATCAAGAGATACTTTAGTTAAGTCATTTTCTTGAACAAATTTTACTTGCCATTTTTCGCCTTCTTTTAGGCAATTAAAATAATCCTGCCAAGTTTTTTGACCAGCTTCTATTTTTTCTTTATTATTAAGAAGTGAAGCCAAAATATTAGATGGATCTTGATCATAAACAGAAAGGTCTTTTAATTTATTTTGTATATCAGATTTAGTAATAATAAATTTATCACTTAAATCTTTCTTAATAGAAGAATTTTTCCATGCATTCACAATATTTGATATTGTATAATCATTTGTTTCAATTAATTCATTAGAAACTTTTTTAAATCTATTTCCAATATCTTCAAATGATTTTCCAAATATTCCAAATTTTGATGAAAATGTATCTTTATCACTGTCAAATGTTTTGAATATCATACTATATTATCAATACAAGCTGTTTGAATGCTTGTCGAATTTTATTATATGTGATACAATTTTCATAAATTGGAGGTATATTATCATGTTAATGTATTGTAAAAAATGCGGAAGAGTATGGATGAAATTTGGTACTGAAAAAAACGATTGTGATATATGTGGATCAATTTGTTACCCTATTCCAGATAAATATTTATTAGTCTGGAATGGTGAAATTGACCATGATACTATTGATAAAAACAAAAAAGACCAATTCATAGAAGAGTGCGTAAAATCTTCACCAGAATTTGATGAATATCTCTTTAATAATCGAGACAGAATCAAAGCACAAAAATCTGCCGAATATGAACGAGATATGGCTATCGGTGATGCAATACGTCAAGGTGCGGATGTTAAAATAGCTTTTCGCAATGGTGGTAAGAACATGCCAAAATGCCCTACCTGTGGCTCACTTAATGTAGAAAAGATTTCAACTGGTAAGAAAATATTTGGCGGTGCAATATTTGGATTGTTCAGTTCAGATGTAAGAAACACAATGCACTGTAAAAATTGTGGAGCAAAATGGTAAACATATGTTCAGACTATCATAATATGGAATGCTGTGCTACAATAAATTTAACCTGTATATATACAGATGTAACTCATTAACCATACACCAATGGCTTAGAACCATAGAAAGCGAAGGTGTATTCACATCAGAAGTTTATACAATTCTGGACGTTCTGTCCCATATAACTTCCCAAGACGATTACTTAATAATCAGAAGGGAGGTGAGATATGGAACAGATTTTTACAATTTTGCTTTCGTGTTTTTGCACGATCGCAATTGCCTTTGCGTTTACCTTACTTGCAATAATTGCGATATTATTAGCTTGCAATGTTGTAAGAAGTGTAAAGTATTTTGAACTACATGCTGGCAAACATCTCTGGTTCAAAATTAAACGCAAATAACTTACATAATTATTTTAATTTCTGCTAGAAAATTTGAGTGTTTAGTGTAACACGGTGCACAATGGTATGAGGATGACATTATGTTATCCTCATATTTATATATTCTCTTTTTAGATATATTTATTTCAACAGCTATAAGGAAGTTTTAATTATGAAAAAATTCACAAAAGAAAAGAAGCTTGTAATTTTTCTACTTTTAATTATCACTATATTAACTGGTACAGATATTTACTCTTTATACGAATTAAATTCAGAAAATAATCAAATAATTGAACTTAAATCAAAAAATTCAAAGTTACAAAAAGAAAAATCGAATTTAAAATCAAAAAACAATGAATATTTGTCCAGAATAAAAGAATTAACAAACAATAGAATCGGATTAGAAATAAAATTAAACGAAAAGGATAAGCAACTGTCTAATTTAAAAGACAAACAATCTACAATAGATGATCTAAATAAGCTTCTTGACGAAAAAGATGATACAATTTCTGATCTTAAAAAACAAATAGAATCTTATAAATCATATGAAGATGCTTATTATGACAGTGATTATTATAATAATGATTATTCTGAAGAAAATAATACATATACAGTTTATATCACCGAAAATGGCTCAAAATATCATAAAGATGGATGTAGATATTTATGGAATAGTAAAATTGCAATTGATATAAACGATGCTATAGCAGAAGGATATGAACCTTGTAGTGTTTGTAATCCATAAATTTAACAAAAACACATACATAGTAAAAGAGCAGGAGATTAGTCCTGCTCTTTTGTTTCATTATATTTCTTGTTTACTGCTTGATTTAATACATTATCATATAGAATAATATTTGAATCGCAAATATCATCATAGCGGCTTACATTTTGATGTTTAAAATGAGCTATTACAACAATTTTACCAATATTGTGTAATGTTTCTACAACTTTTATATAATCAGTATCTCCCGATACAAGCACCGCAATATCATATGCATTTTGAAATCCTTTTGCTACCATATGAGTAGCAAGGTTTATATCAGTTTCTTTTTCCTCTGTATAATAAGTTCTAGGATCATTTATATCTAATTTTATATCATCATAAGTTCGTAATTCTTGTCTACCTTCAATAATTTCAAGATATGGTGTTTTCTTTAATTTAGTAAGCCATTCATAATATTTCGAGTAGCTTTCTATCTTCATTAGATCATCGCATGGCTTATAAGCAAATAAATAAGTTTTTAAAACTTCTGATTGAAATGGTATTATTTCATTTATCGCCTTACCTAAAGCCCAATAATTAATTGGTTTAAATGTTTTGCCTTTATAATGTTCTTTAAGATTTATATTAAAATTTTGATAATCAATAAAAACCATAACTCTATGCATATCATTTTCTCCTTTAAAAATAAATAAGGGAGTTTATAACAAACCCCCTTCCTGCCATTTGACAGAACATAAATATTCACTCATATATGAGCTACCAAAATTTATTTATGCATTTATTATATATCAAAGATAATAATAATGCAATATAGAACGTATGTTTACGCTCCGCTAATCTATTTTATCATATATATCTTAATTTGTATATATGAAAAATATTCCAAAATAATTTATCCAATTTCCTTTATAGCATCTTTAAAGAACTGCAATCGTCCATTTACCATATCACTATTAGATGTACCATTAGAGCAGTATTGCAAATAATCCAAGTTCGTATCATATGATGCTAAAAATTCGTTCAACCATTCCATATATTTAGAAGTAGATTTAGAATCTCTAACCATACGGTACATTCCATAAATGCACATTGGAATTGTACTTGCTTTTATTTTTACATCTTCTGGAAGTTCTTCATTCAACCTATCTAATGCTTTGCGCAGATTTTCAATTTTCTTTTCTGCAAATTGTTTTTCATTTGGATCTGCAATCTTATCATTATAATACATAATAAATTTATTCATATCTACATCTCTAAATGAAGTAAAATTGTTTTTATCTGTCTTTTCTGTAAGCATTAAACATTGAATAACAATATCTCTGTCAAGGTTCTTTTTAAACTGGGCAGGAGATAAAACTTTTTCAAAGAATGGATGATCAGCAATAGAGTAAATAATTTCTCTAACTTCATTGCTTTCAATAGTGCTTCTTTTCTGTCCGTTTGAAAGTTGGTGTCCCATATTTATTCTTTCAAAAATATCAACAATTTCTTCTTCGGTTGCATCTGTCATTGTTATAATAGAAATATCTCTGTCATTAAATCTTGACTGAACAGTTTCGTCAAGCTTAGAAAATTTCTTTCCTGCGATTTCGTATTCAGTCCCATCAATTGTTAATGGTTTTAAATTCTTTGATAATTTAAATTCGTCATTAGCAAAGGCTGCGATTGTAGTAAAACGTTGCTTAAAATCAACTACATCAATCTCTTTTGTGTCACTGTGTTTATTCACAAGTGCAGGGTAAATAGGGTAGTTTCTTAACAAAGTATCAATAAACAATGACTTCTCTTTTGGTTTCCAAATACCAGCTCTACGTTGAATTGGTAAGTCAAAATTATATTTTCCCTTATTGATTTCACCAACCAACGATCTTAAACTTTTCGGACTTGTTTTAATATCTTCCATCCAGTTTGCCTCCTTCAAAAAATGCAAAAATTTTTATATTTTCACAATAGCATAATTGTAAAATTTTGTAAATAGAATTATTCAAAATTTGAATATTTTTCTTTCTGCATTATTCGACAAACTTACGTTCTGGATTGTAAAATTATGGCAATTTGATACAATAAATTTGTACATACACCAATTTTATGTACTACCCCCAATGTTACAATATAGAGAGTCTTTGATTTTCGGTAATCTCAAAGACAATTTAGCACTACAAGAACAGCAACTTGTGGTGCTATTTTATTATTCTCTATTTTACTCGATTGAAATCAAGATTTCTTGGTTTTGTTCCATCTTATCTACCTCTAGGAACTGAGAGGTCAAACTGATTTACACGAGATATGAGATAAGTTCACATCATTTAACATGTCGTGTCATGAGTACGGAATGCATATTATAGTAGCATCGTTTCATATAACTACCACCAACGGTTGTCACTCTCTGAGGGCTTACCATTTTAAAGGTCTATCCCTGCGAACCAACTGAATTCATGAATTTTTACTATGTCTATTTAGTTTCCTTATAATAGAGTAGTACCATGAGTTTTACAGCCTTCCTCGCATATTGCGTCTTCGTTTATCGTATGTATAGCATACTTATCATAGTCCAAACTAACGTATCCGTTAGAAACCCTATGATGTCGGTACGTTCAAAACAATAACAATGATTTGATTAATACGCCACTAACGTATCAATGCCGACATTTTTAAAAGATAATGCTGCTCCAATTCCTGTAAGAATAGTTGGTAACAATCCAACTGTATCTACAAAATCAGTAGTACCTTTAATCAGAGTGGATAATAAATCAATACCATTCTTAATAGTTTCGGAGTCTATCACCTTAAACCAGAACTCCTGCGCACGATTCTCCAACTGTGCCATTTTACCATCAATACTATCAAGATAAGAGTTTAATTCGTTTTTTGCTGATCCCAATGCTTCTTCTGAAGATTTCTTAACAGCTTCAAGCTGTGTCGGATCTTGCAGTATCGCTGAAGCAATATTCGAACGGTTTTTGCCCGCTAATTCTTCAATTAAAGCTGTGGCATGATTTGTTCCCAATTTTTTATCTTGTTCCTGAATCTCTTTATAGACTTTGGCTATACCGAGGAGGATTTGATATGTATTTTTATAATTTCCATTACTATCAAGAATATCAAAACCTTGATAATTGTTAGAAGCTACGGCAGTATAATCTTTGATTATCTGTTGTTTTTTTGAATTTGTTGCTTTTACGAAAGCATCTACTTCCTCATCCATTGCAGAAAGCTCTTCTTCGGCTTCTTCTGTACCAACCAATCTAAGAGAAATCGTGCGTAAACCTGCTGAAACACTATCTGCGTCCTGAATCGTTGCATTCGCTGTAGTGACTAAACTTGCAGCCTCATCAATCGTATTTCCCATGAGTGAGAGAGTAGCTGATGATTTTTGAAGGGCAGTGGCTAATTCATCTGTTGATATTGCATAATTATTACCTACTTCATTAAGCTTATCAACAATGGTCATTTTATCTAAGTCTTTATACGCTTGTCCCATAGCAACAAGTGACTTAGTTGCATCTTCAATATTATTAAATTCAGATACATTCAGGAGTACATTTGCTGTTTTCGCACTTTCGGAAGCTTCATCAAGCGACTCACCCAATCGCATATAGTCGGCAGTGCTTGTCTGTATCTGTTTTGCAGTTGTACCAACCGCATCTGCCGTATCAAATGTTGTATTCTGATAATTTTTTAAACTTTGCAAAGATTCATCAGATACTTTTCGCATTTCTGTGAGAGCGGTATTAAGTTCTCTTACGACACTTAAACCTTCTTTACCAAGATTAATAACATCATACACGCCAACCATTCCTGCCATCTGCGCAGCAATCTGATGGAATCCGCTATTCTTTAAGGTGTCCCATAATGTTCTGCCAGCACGACCAGCTTCAACTTCAGCATTATAAATCTTTAAGATTTCACCATGAATCTTGTCAAGACTCATACTAGGATTATCGCTTTCAATTTCTGCATAGTAAGCTTTGATTTTAGCTTTTGCCTCAGAAGACATCTTACTATTTTCATTGAGAAGTTTGTGAATCTTGTCTAATTCTTTCTGACCAGAAACAAAGTTATATCCCTTTTCAGAAGCTGACATATTAGTGACAGTAGCGATAGTATCTTTGATTTTCTTTTCATACTCGTCCAATTTGGAAATATCATCACTTGTCACCAAACTAGCATCTTTGCCCTTTAATTCATTAAGCAGAGTTTCATACTCATTAACGGCATTCTTGACAGCTTGTACATTTTTTAAATATGTATCACTTGACCAACCACCATCATTAAATCTATCAATAGTTGTCTTGTATTTATCAATCTTACCATTATAAGAATCTAACCGTTTATCATACTTATTAAGATTTACATTTGCATTCTGTTCTTTTGCCTGTGTATTTTCCTTAATTTTCTGAGTATTCTGCTCTAATACACTATTCTCTTCTTTTATGGAATTAGTAGCAGATTCTGTAGAAGTATATGAAATATTCGTTTTCTTTCCAATCTTACTCTGTGCATCAGCCAACTTCTCAGCTTCTTTAGCAGCATCTTGATATGCATTACTAATATTCTCCACCTGTTTGACAGCACCACCCGTATTGCCACCCATATTGCTCATGTTTTTATTAACATTGAGAATATTCCGACTTAGTTCAGCAAGTGACTTATCAATGTTCTGGATAGAAGAGAGTAGTGTTTTAGCACCAGAATCATCTACTTTGCCAAAAGCTTTACTTAAACTCTGTACTTCTGAGACAACACTTGATAACTCTTTTGATAAATTCTCAAACTGTTTAAAATCACCTGTTCCTTTACCAAGAGAATCAAGCATCTTTTCGAGATTAGAAATTACACTGGATAATTTCTTTTCATCGACATTCAATTTGATTTTATATTCTTTGCCCTCAACAGTGTCTAATCTGTCTTGTACTTGTTTCATATCTGAAAGTAGTTTTGCTACATTTGATTTAATTTCTACATCATACTGATATGTACCTGGCATTTTCTACCTCACTTTCTCAAAATTTGTTCTATTCTGTTATTTATAATTTTGTCTAAGCGACCATCAAATCCACTTTCAATGTCTCGTTCAACATACATATACGGAGGTAATGATTGATGCATCATCCATTTTCCATTACCATGTTCTCCATCCATAAACATATAATCGAAAGCTGTACTTGGCTGTAAACTTTGACCAAGCCAACCGACATATGAATCCATTGCACCTGAATCAACCGAAAAACGAAGAACATTTCCTTTTCCTCGTGTTCTTGTAGAATCAAGAATTTTCATGAAGTTATATGTTCTTTCATAAGACTGTGGAGTATAGTCGTTGTACCAATCTATTAATGAATATCTAACAGATTCTTTTAGAAGTTCATTTGCTTGTGGTGCGACTTCTTCTGCAATATGATTTTCAATTCTGTCTAACTTCTTTTTAAAATCTGCATACATATTTTTTGCCAATTTCATCACCTCAAAAAATTTCAATTTTTCCACACTAAAATAGGAGAGCAGTATCACCACTCTCCATAAGAAAAGCTCTATACGCTGTAACACGCATAAAGCCTGTTTATTTCACAAGAAATTTGAATTTCCTAAACACCTTTCAAGATGTAAATATATTCATTGTTGTGATAATCTTCGTTTGCTGAGTAATTTTCAAATTCAAAATTATGATATATTGATTCACATTCGATTTCATTTTGTGTGTTTTTTGGATCAACTCTCAGTTCATGCGTTCTAATAGTCTTTATTTTATTTCCTGAAATCATACAATCATATAATAGAGGACTAAATGACAGTAAATGGATTACCATATTACTATTGGAAGTGTAAGAGACAGACTGAATTAAAGCTCCGTTAAGTTTGATAGCAACATCATTATCTAAGATGAAATCTACAGAAGTGTATTTATCAAAAATTAAGAAAATCATATTTTTTATCATTTCCAATAATTTTAAATTCTCCAAGATGATTTAAATTATTCATGTTTTATACCTCTTTAAATCCACCATTCTTAGCAAACTCAACAACCTTATCTAAATCTTCCTTTGGAATCTCATCGAGCTTCTTATTCACAACTTCGATAAGTGGTGTGAGAGTAGCGTTCGCTAAATCAGAAATTCTTCCAATCTGTTTGCTAATAAACGCCTGAGTAGTTGTCTCATTAAACTGAGTGTCTGACTGTTTCATTGTTAAAATTGTCTTAAACTCACTCAATTCACTCATAGGGATAAGTGAATCAGTTTTATCAGAACCAACCATTAAAATATCAAGTAAGCCAGATGATTTAAGTGCATCATATCCCTTGATAAAACCTTTATCATCCTCATCAATCTCAAGGTCGGTATATAATTCAATAACGGCACGACAAAACTGTATATACTGGGCGACAGAATTTACTCTGATTTTATCTGTTTTACGATATTTTGTTTTACCATTATCATCATAAGCTTCCTGCTCAAATGTTGTTTTATCTACGATTAACTTAGCATAGGCATCTTTTTTAATGATTGATATATATGGAGTAATTTTGATTTTACTTAACAACTGTTCCTTTAATGCGTTATTTGCCATGTTGTTATATTTTTCTACAAACTCTAAAAGTTTCATATTCCTTTTTCTCCTTTAATCATTTATTGACGAGAATTTTTCACATTCTCCATTATGTATTTCTTTTTGAATTCGACCTTCTATAGCTTTCTTTAGAAGACTACAATTTCGTTTGTATCTTTTACATCCGATGCAGTGAGATTTAAATTCATCAAACTGTGAAGCATTGTCAAAAACTCCAATGTAGTCAACAGGTCGTATTGTAATTTCTATTCGTGGATTTTCTGAATCATAATAAATCCCTTGTACACGTTCACATAACTGAGTATCATCAATCCACACGGATTCGCTGTCTGTAATCGCATCGGCAAGACACTTAAAACTGTTATTGGCATCTTTGTCTACTCTGTCAAAATAGAAAATACAATCCATATAATAGTGCTGTGATTTGTCATTCGATTTAATCCAGTTTTGTTTTTTTGCTTCTGTCTTTACATATTTTGCAAATTCTTTCTGATATTTAATTGCTTCTGGTTTTTTATATCCTACCGCCATTGGTTTCCCATTTTTTAAAATAGCTCTCCAACCTAAATAGTGGTTGACTGAAGGTGCGATAGGAGATGTTAATTTTAATTCTTGTATATTATTTTCTCCTTTACATAACAAAAGAGCAGCTTCCGAAGAAACCGCTCTTTCTTTTAAATATTAAATTTTAAATATGATAAGTCGCAATTCCCAATGAGCATTGGGATATTTATCAATATTACTTATCACGAAATTATGTACTTCATTCATATTTCCAAAGTTCTTGTCAACATGAATTACTTTACCACCCAATAATTCCAATTCTTCACAGATTACATTGTAAAATGTTTTCTCCATATCAATTCTCCTTATCTCTTTATGCAAAACAAATCGTACAAATCAACATGTAATACATGAGATAAAGATACTGCATGAGAGAGTAGTATATCAGAAGTATATCCATTCTCGAGATTGGATATTGCAGTTGCTGACAATCCTGTACGTCTCGCAAGTTCTGATATTGACATATTCTGTTGATACCTATATCTGCCTATTTCATTCTTCATGTATTTAGTCTGTGTATAATCTGTTTTTCTATACATATATAATAAGGAAGAAATTCATAAGTTGAATTACTGGATTTTATGGTATAATAAAAGTATTAGGGTTCATCCTTAATTGGTAACGACATTACTTCTGGCTTTAATTTATCATGATAGATATCATCGCCCCCAGCGGCTTCGTAAATTTTCCCTAACTCCGTAAAAGTTTTTAATCCAGAATTGTCAACATAACCTTTTTCAGAAAATTTAGCATGTAATCCATATAACTGATTTCTTAATGTCGCAACTGTCCGCTCTTTATCAGCTCTTTCTTTTTCAGTTAATTGACATTTTATATCATCTATACCCTTTGACATTTTAGATATTTCTTTGTATTGCCAATTATCATGTTTTTCTAAAGTGGTTATTCTGTCTTCAATTGTTTTTTTATCTTCTTCAAATCCAAATTTTATCCTAAAAGTCTTTTTAATTTTCAAAAATAAATACACTATTTTATCAATACCGAGAATAAAAATAAACACACCCATTATGATAGTTGGATACGGAAGATTAAATAATGCTTCTATTTCGTCCATAACACACCACCTTAATCTTTAGGTTTGTTGTAAGTTAGGGCAATAGAAGAATCTCCAATTCCTTTTGTTGTTGGATCGGTAATTGCATTAAATAATGAAGCTAATACCATTACTACTACATATGGATTACTAATTGCTTGTACAAATGTTTCCCATACTTTTGACCAAGTTGTTAAATCTGAAGCTTGTAAACCAAAGTACGTAAGAATCGGAATTACAACAGAAATTATAACTTGCGAAATAAATAAAATATTTTCTTTATTAAAACGAACTTTCCAGTTAATTTTATTCATGACTTTTCCTCCTATAATTTATACTCTTTTGAGTTTTCCTGCTTTTAATAATGAAAGAAGTCGTGTGTTTTGATCTGAACTTCCTACATACCCAGCAATTCCATTAGCTTTTGCAATTTTAGTACGATGTGCTTTTGATGAATCTACTTTGATACTATCCAATGCAGACGAAATAGTAGTACACTTACTTGCGCACTTAGGATAATAACTTGATTTTTTATTTGATGTAGGCTTATTAGCTGTAGAAGTGATTGTATAAATAAATTCAACATGTCCTATCTGCTTTGGACGAGACGGATCAGTTCCAACAAATAATATTGCATCTCCGACCTTTAAAATTTCAGGATTTGTAATATGACCATTTTTAATCTTTACAGGAACAGTTTCAAACAATGAACTTGTATAAATTCCTGCCGTATTTAGTAACGGTACACTATATCCAATTTTCTTAAACGTAGCACATCCACTAGAAGAGCAGTCTGAATAATACTTCCCCTTATATGGAGTATATACATATGGTCGTAACGACTGATTATATGAGTTCCGACCTAGAATGGTTTTGTATGTGTCATGAAACTTTTTTCGTCCAGAATCAGTAATTTTTTTTAATCGTCTTACTGCAATAACTCCCTTATGTTTTCCGTTTGGAGCAATGCTTTTGTATCTGCTTTCAAGATATGTATACATATTTTTAGTAGACGGAGTTCCTGATCCATGACCACACAATGTAATATCTTTTTCAGTTACTGCCATAATAGTTTCCTCCTTCCTATGTTAATTCATGATTACACCATTTCTTATAAACTTCTTTTGTGTCGTTTCTAATAAAAGTCATTATAATAATTTTCTTTTCACATTTAGGACTATAACTCGTATATACATCCACTGGATAAACATTAGAGTCGATGTAAAAAGTTTGTTGATCTCGATTATATATACGAACAACTTCTTTTTCGGTGTAATTTCTTGGTTTTAAATTACTTTCAATTATCATCCTTTTTTATTCCTCGGTTGAATAGCGTAAAAAATAGGGATTACAACATTGAATAGTGGTATGTTATAATCCCTTATTTAAAATCACTATTCAACATTACTTTCAGTCTCATTTTCGACTTTTGTAACAATATCTTTTTTGACAGATTTAACCTCTGTCTTTTTATTTTCTTTCTTAATAACTTGTGCTTTTGCCTTCATGATAGAGTCAATAGAATTCTTATAACTTTCGCCAAAGTATTCTTTTCTGCTTAAATCCAATTTTTCTAATTTTGCTTTTGCTTCGATATCTGTCATGCGTCCATCTTCAAAAGCAGAAGTCACTTCGTCAATTTCATGGCAATTATCTGAGCACCAACAAAAATACCATGTTGGCTTCAAACGATCTTCTGGATTACAAACTGGACAAAATGAATAAGTTTTACCGCAAAGCACACAAGTTCTCAATTCTTTCTTTGTCATTGTTCCTCCTTGTAAGAAGAGGGCAGTAGTTAAACCGCCCTACGTGTCCTTATAATTCGATGTCGTCCTCTTCCTCATCAATATAATAAATAGAGAAAAGTTCTCCATCTGTAGAGCAAGCATTTAACATCATAGAACCCTTATAATCCATCGTCTGAGAATCACCACCCTGTAATGCAAGTGAGAATTCAGGACTTGGCATAAATGAAGGGATATGAATGATAGCTGCTTTTAATACATCAGTTTCACACTTATCTACTACAAGTGCCTTGAAGAACAACTCATGAGACTTAGGGAACTTTTTACCAGAATTAGTAATCTTTGCTCCACTCTTAATTGTCTTCTTATACTTTATAATATACTGAGTTTCACCATCTGCAATAGGCGGTGTTAATACATCACTCGCAGGAGTTGTTACATGCTGATCTCCTGGATCTTTTACCTCATCAGTATGCTTAATTGCATATTCAGTAGCAGAAGCAGCAGATCCTTTCTTAAATTCGTCCTTACCCATAGAACCTTTTGTAGAAAGAGCATTTACATGAATAGAACCTTCAATAAATCCCGTAATATCCAATGTCTCGCCAGCTTTTACGATCTGAATCATCGGCATAACAATACCATTATCTGCGGTTGCAATCTCGGCATCAGTAGCAGAAATAGTCTCTACAACAGCAAGATTAAGGAATGCGTTAGTTGCAGTAACCTCACCTTTCTTACCTGTATACTTACGATATACAAGGTTTCCATCCTTATCATTGATATCTGTTGAGTCAGCAGTAATATCAATATTTGCCTGTGTAAGCTGTGTTAAAGCATACAGAGGTGTACCATTAGACTTTGCACCGTAACCAAACTGAAGTCTATCTACGATTACGTCACCTAATTTAAATGCCATAATTATTTTCCTCCTTTAAAATTGTTATTTTTATGCAATAAAAAATGAGCGATTATAATTCGCCCATAAAATTGATTAAGTCTTCGGGAATATCTTTGGCTGACACCATACCGCCATAGATCCCATGTAATGCAGCCGTTCCCTGTTCATATTTTTGAATTCTGTTTACAGAATCCATAAACTGACATATATTCACTTGTTTTAATTCTTCCAACTTATATTTAAACCCAGGATGATTTATACAACTCGAAACAAGTGGTAAAAGAGTCGATTCGCCTTTCTTTTTATCATCCTGTTCAGCTTTCATTCTATCTTCCTGTAGTATCCACTGTTTTGTTGTTTTACCTTTTGCACGCTCTACTTTAGGGTGCTGATTCATCATTGTACGAATAAATTCAGCAATTTTCATATATTCATCATCATAAATAATCATATTTTTATCTTGATTAAAAAGTGCAAGATGATTGTATTCTGGATCGTCAACATTTTTTCTTGCTTGAATTAGTTCAAATCCATCAAAACTAAAATCTTTGAATAGTAGTTTTAACGGTTCTTTATCTTCGAGCAATTGATATAAGATATAAAACACTTCAATATCTTTTGTTTTGTTCCAATCCTTTTTAAATACATCATAAAGAAGAACTCGAATAGAAGTAGAATTACTCAGAAATGGAGAAATTGCTTGGTAAAATTTTGATTCGCCAATATTTAAAATATCTCCTATTGTTGGAATTGAAATAGTTATACCATTTATTGTATAATCTTCACCAAAATACATTTTAAGTTTGTCAAAATGGTATTCTGGATTATGACTTTTTTCTTGTTTCTTTTTTATATCTTCTTCAGCAGCAGATTGAAGACTATCCAATGTTTCTAATACATCCAAACAATCACCGCCTTATACCGTAATTCATAATAGAAGACTTTTTATCTGTTGTTTTATGAATTCCATTAGTGTCAACAACTTGGAATACGAGAGTACGAACAAGATAATTATTATCCGTTGTAGATTCCTTTGATGATACAAGATGTGTTTGCATTCCAAATATATTTGACCAATTAAATCGCTCTCTTATAATAGAAGCAATAAGATCGTGTCTTGGAACACCAGTTAATTTATCATTTCTGTCATTACCATGAACAAAAATAGTAAATGTAACATTCGTATACTTTAATGTATCCTGATAGCGAGGCATTTCATCAAAAGATACTTGGTAACAAATATAATGTTTTACCTCCGTCTGAGTGTCAGGGATAAACAAATAAGGACGGATATTGGATGTTCCACCGAAATATCTATCCCATTCTCCAAGAGGTTCATACTCTTTTGTATCTTCGTTCCATTCCCAGTTGATATTACCATCATCGTCAAAGAGTTCAGATTCTAATGATTTTTCATTAAGTGCATATAAAAGACATGGATTAAGCATAAGTGCTTTCTCAATCTTTTTCTTATACTGAATATTTTCATCGTCAGGAGTTATTTTATATGTACGAAGCTTATTTAACAAATCATTCTTTGTAACTAATTTTTCTGCCATAAAACGCCTCCTATTCAGTTAATTCTAACGACAAAATTTCAGATTCAATTGTCAAGTTATCCTTAATAACATCACACTTAACAGACAATATTTTGCCGATAACGGAACTGTCGTTAGGAAACTTTACTTTCTTTTGGTTGTACTCTGTACCAGCTCGCCATGTAACTTTATCAGTCCAATCTTCATCGTCAATAGAGCAAGTCCATGTAAAAGTTGCATCAGCATATTCAGTTGTAATATCTTCATTGGAATCATTAAATAGATTTGCTGTGAGATTTTTATAGCTGCCACCAACTTTGATTGTTGAAGTGGATGCTGAAATTCTTGCTGTAATAGAAGATGGGGGAGTAGTTGGAATAGATGGATCTGTTGGAGCGATTTCTGAATCGAAATAGTTCGCATACATTTCGCCTGTTTCAAGATTGACATAATCAGTATGCTCATTCCAAAATGCTGTATATATAGTAAGCTTTTGAATACCGAATGGCATTGAATTTTCAACCTTGGTCACTGTCCATACGGTAGGATGCTCTGTTAAAGCACTTACTACAACTCGCATATTTTTAGAATCTTCAGAAGTGTACCAAAATTTCTCTGTAATAGAGTTCATTGGCAACCATATCTTATCCTGATTATCTGTATGTGTAAAATATCGGTCTGTGTAAGTTCCGATCGTGTAGGAATTCTGTTGTCTTAAACAACACCACATACGTCTCTTGATACGCTTATCATTAGATTTTTCAATCCATGTAAGTTCGTAATTTACTGGTAAAATTAGATACTTTGGAAACTGATTTGCAGGTTCATCACGACAGACAATCCACTTATGATAAATTCCTCTATCATCTGGAACGTCCACAAAAAGCCCTATCGGAAATGTTGCCCCATAGCGTTTCCTAAAATCAACCTCATAATAATAAAGGTCATCACCTTCGTTGAATCTTACAGGCTGACTTGGACGAAACATAAGATAGTATTCCACTTGATCTTTGTCCATTGACTGATAAGATTTGATAATGAACTTTGCATCTATCTTTGTCTTATTGGTATTTTCATACGTCATGCCTTCAGCGAGAGAACGTGTAATTCCATGCTCGTCTGTGAAGAAGTCATCATGAAAATAGTCATAGATATAACAAGTCCTTGTAGCTATGTCGTTTTCAAATGTCTGTTCCATCGCCCAATCAGACTGTTCCTTATATATCTGACCAATCGTTTTAGCTCCGTTGTTCTTGGCGTTTGCGACACGCCTAGCTGTTTGTAGACTCGGCATCGCTTACACCTCCCTCAAACATTGCTTTTATATATCCATGAGAATCTAAGATTGCCCTACGGAATTTTTTGTAACTGAAATGGTCGCTCTTGAAATTATCCATAGCACCTTGTAAAGTCGCCATAAGAGTTACCATAAGTCCGTTATCATTAAATAAGGTTTTTGTGCCACCTAATTTAAACATAACATTCTCAAAGAAGACGAGAAACGCTTCATCATCTTCAAATATTTTCTCTTCAATTGTCTTGTCTTTATAGAGCAGTAGTTTGTGAATATCACCGTGCATCGCACGAACTGCTTCATTGATTTGCTTGTCTGTGAAGTCACCATATATGTATTGCATATTAGGACTCCGTTGACGAATATGGTTTAAAAGCAAAACCATAATCACGAATAAGTTTTTGCTGTTCAATTTTCATTTCTTTCAGCAATGCCTTATTCAATGAAAAATCGTCCTTCAATTTTTTTTCTTCTTTTCCACCGAAAAACCTTACAGTATTTTCCAATGATTTAACTTTTGGTTCAAGCCATTTTATAGCCATACCTTTGCTAAACAGTTCAATAACAAATTCTTCATCAGAATGCTCGTCAACAGAAGTTGTTAATTCAAATTCAAACTGTTCCATTTCATCATCAAGTTTTAATGTGGAAAATAATCTACGAATAAATGGACTAGAGATAGCAGAATGTAAACGTTCTGCTAATATTTCATGCAAATCAGACTCTTTTAAAGACAATTCTTTGACATCATCAATTAATCCAAAGTATCTGTCGAATACTTTTTCGTAGGAGATATTCATATAACACCTCCAATATATTACTCAGCAAGTAACTTCAAATCAGTACCGCATTCCTCATCAATAATCTTGATTTTATTCATACTGTCAAAAGTTCCTTCTGAAATCATTTCAGAAACCATTGTTGCGATTGTATTTTTGAAACCAGATGGAAGTTTTCTAAACTCTTCACTAAAACGCATAGTAGGAAGATTGATAAGATTTATTAAATCCTCTCTATCATATAAACCATCATATACTTTTTTAACTTCCTGCCAATGTACATTTTCAAGCAGCTCCTCATCTTCAATAATGATATAAGGTGCAAATAAAGACTTCTTACGAACAAGTAAGGCTGAGAGTAAGTCCTGATACTCAATATATCTGAAATCACCCATGTTACTAAACTCATATGTAATCTTTGTCTTATCACCAGTAAATAAAAGAGTACCTGCATACATAGAACGACATGGAATTAAATCATCTGGTTCATACTTCTTAGGTTTCTTAACTTCTGCAACTGTTTCCTTTACTGTATCTTTTTCAACCCTTGTATCTTCTGCCTTTGTTTTTGCGGCTGAAGTAGTTGTAGCTTTCTTCTGATAAGCCATTTATATTTTCTCCTTTCACTCAATTCAAAAAGGACTGCATATCATTTAGATATACAGTCCAAATATTTCTATGGATTACGCACCGATTGTCCAAGTACCAAATCTTGTGTTGGTCATAGTCTTGATACCAAAACGAGACTTGAACTCGTACTCTTTTGTATCATCGGCATTATCACCAGACTCAGATACTTCCTTAGTCTCATCCATTCCCTCATAGTACATCTTAACAAACTTGTCGATGTTAGATGGGAGAATAAGAAGCTTTGTATCGTCTTCAAGGTAATGTTCTACGTCATTCTCCTTAAATGCCTGTGGAAGCTCGATAATCTGAGTACCCTCAAATGTACCAATTCTACCAGTGTTATAAACATCGTTCTTTGCAGCTTCAGAAACCCACTGAATATCTCCAAGGTTCTTTAATCCTGCAAGAGCAACCTTTGTACCAACAATAGTAGCGACACCACCTGTAGCAAGCTGAACATCAGAAATAAGCTTTACAAACTTATCATGGTTAGCTGCATTTAACTCACCACGGATATTCCACTTAGTAGGAACAGGAAGAGAAGTACCGGCACTCATAACAGCTTCATGAAGAAGAGTATTGATTAATCTTGTGAATGCTTCTGCAATCTTATTGATTAACTCACTCCAATCTTCAACGCCCTGAAGGAATCTTGACATTTCCATGTAAACCTTTGCGCCATAAGACTTAACGTTCACACCAAATTCCTTGCCAGCACCAAGTCTCTGTCTCTCAATACTGTGATGACCATCAGCAATCTCAGCAACAGTAATAATGCAAGGATCTTTTGTATAGAACTTGTTTGTCTGTCCAAGAGCGAGAGTCTTAACCTCTACATACTTCTGGAATACAGGTGAACTTGTCCAACCAGATACAAGAGTATCTTCAACAGTCTCCTCAATAACCTCGAATACAGCCTCTCTTACAGACTGTTTCTTAAATGCCTTTCTTACCTCATTAGGAGTAGGAGACTCAGAAAGACCTGCCATCTCAATAATTGTTGTACGAATCTTATCATTTGCTTCTTCGATAGAATACTGTTTTACAGTACCTTTTGCTGTGTCAACACACAGACGAGAGAAGTTCTTATATTTTGTTTCATCAAACTTTTCAACGATTACATCGCTCATTTCATTAAATCTTAATCTCTGCATAGTATATTAATCCTCCTTTCTACCGAATTACGCATATACCTGGGCATTCTTATCTACCCAAATACGATAATTTCCATTTGCAGCAACCTCGTAGATATGTCCTACAAAACCATACTCAGTCATACTTGGTTTCTCACCAGTTGTAAGCTTGAAGTCTGTACCATCTACGAATACATATTTTCCAACAGCTAATTCTGCATCAGAATTGAAAGCTTCTGTAGAAAGTGTGAATCTATCAGTGTCCTGAATCTCGTAAGCTCTCATAACTTCACCCTTACCGTTGTAGAAGTTAGATTCTTCCTGCATCTTTGTTGTATATTCCTCATAAATCTTTGGAGCAGTTAAAATGAGAACAATTTTGTCTCCCTTTGCAGGAACTTTTGCCTCAAATACATCTGCTTTCTTTCTGTCACCAATTACAGCAACAGAACCATTGTCAATATCCTTAGACTCATTTACTAAGTTGTAGTGATGACCAACTTTTGTAGCCTTAAGTAAAGTTGACTCAGCAACACCGTGCTTAGTATATGAAATGAAATTACTAGCCATAGTTTTATTTCCTCCTTAAAATTTCTAATTTTTGTGCAATAAAAAAACACCTATGGATTTTCCATAAGTGCTAATTCATAAAAATTATTTAGTTTTTTGCTTTAATCAAACAGATCACCATATGGTTTATATGTATCTTCTGTTTCTTTTTCTGCATTAAATGCAACTCTGCTCACATGTTTCTTCTGTGGTATTTCACCTGCAAAAGAGAACGTCTTATTCTTTTTAACAAGTTTTCCAAGAGTGGCATCAGCCTTCTCAGATAACTCTTCCTTAGAATATTTGTTTACAGAATCCTCAGACATAAGTGCTTTAAATTCGTCTGTATCAAGATATTCTGAATATGCTTCGTCATCAAATACAGTCATCTTGTCTGCAAATACTTCAGCAGATTTATATGTGTTTAATTCCTCTACAACAGAAGAGTAGTTGGAACGCATATCCTGAATTTCTGTATATTCTGAATCGGTAAGATATTCTTTGTGCAGATTATAGCGTTCACCATCAAATGATACATTGTCATTATCTTTTGTATATTTCTGACCATAGATTTTACCGCCATCCCAACTTTCATAAACAAAGTAAGAATCATATACACCAGTAATGTAATACCACTCATTATCTGCGTCTTCATAAGAAGACAAGAGATTATATAAAGCATAACGAATGTCATCATGAGAAATTTCAAATGTCTTTGTCATATTCTCAAAATTCTGACCTTCGCCCTCATTATCTCCATCAGTAGTTCCTTCTGGCTCAGTAGTGTTTTCTCCATCACCTTCATTATCATTAGAAGGTTCATTCGCTGTATTATCACCAGAATTGTCACCATCTGTATTGTTGTCTTCACCAAATACTTCTGCAAATTTAGCCTCTAATTCTTCGTCTGATAATTCTGAATAATCAAAGGTTACATCTTCAACTGTTTTATTGTATTTAGCAAGTAACTCTTCAAATTTTGTCATACTTTCTTTATTTCCTCCTTCCTTTGATAATGTGCGAACAGAAGAATTCTGTTCTTTATTGAAACAAGCAGTCTCTAAATTTTCAATTCGTGCTTGTAGTTCAACCATTTTTGATTCATAATCTTCAAATAAACTGTTATTCTTAGAACTGAAATCTGCCAACTTAATATTTGAACCAGTCATTCCAGGCTTTACTTCATTGCCTTGAGGTGTTTTTCCTAGAATTGTCACACCAGAAAACCAAAAATCTTCAATATTTAAGAATTTTTGCTTTGCATCATAACTGAGTTCTCGGATTGACAATTCAACTGATACAGAGCATTCTTCTTCACGCTGTAAAATTTCAGCAGCTTTAGAATATTCCTCAAAAATATATCCATCGACTTCACAATAAGTTTTCTTTTTTTCTTCATCATAAACTAACTGTGCATTGCAACTTTCAGGTATGATTCCAATAGGATATTCATCATAAACCACATCACCATTCTCGTCTTCATGCATATTATGAGAATAAAATTCCCACTGACCTTCTGGATTTTCATCGGTTGTTACCTTGTGAATGTATCCAAGAATAGGACGATTGCTAAAAGATGGAAGGGCAGCTTCCATGACAGAAGATTCAATATTAGAGCCGTTTACATTTAAATCTGTATGGCACGACTGTAAATGAACTGGAAGAAGCCCATCTTTGTTCTTGTCTGACTCATCAAAATTTATACGTCCATGTACTTGTACAACCAATGGTTCACCAGTTTTTTCGGCACTGAATTTCGTAGAACGTTTGTATTTATTTGAATAGAAATCATACAAATCTTCTATATAACGAAGTCTTTTCTTAGCCATTTTCTTCTCCTTTCTTCAAAATTTAGGCATAAATAAAACCACTCAGAATAGGAGAGTGGCTAAATATTCAGCATATTACTATACTGGATTTTCGATTTATCTATATCATCTGAAAACATCAATTTATCAGTATTCAGAAAAGTATAAATACCATTTTGTTCATCAATTTTCTGAAAACCAAGATTTATCATCTTAGAAGCTGTTTCAGGATCTGATGTCTTTATAAAATTTTGTTCCATCCTTTTACTCCTTATTGTCCTGCTTGTGTGCCAGTATCTTTTTCACCCTCTCTGGTAGCAAGTCCCTCATCTGAAAGGTCATCTTCATTCTTAGTCTGACCACCACCTTCATTACCACTCGTGCCACTTTGCGTATATGAAGATGAGAGAGGAGTAAAGTAATTCATTAATCCTAATGACCTCATCATAAAAGCATTATTAACAACTCTTGAAGGTGAAGAACCATCCAACGTTGCATAATCCATTGCATCTATACCCAACGTAGCTTTATCTTTTCTTTGAGACATCTTTTCATCAAGGTCAAATACAGATACATAATGGAAATAAAATTCAAAATCCTCTGTAATATTTAATTTGACATATCTCTGGATGTTTGCTTCAATTCTTTTTAATAATTCCATAGGGAGCGTCATATCAACTGTAATAGAATGTTTAAGACCAACAGAACCAGATTTTTGACCATTGAATATCATTTCTGAAATTCCCAATGAAGAAAAAAGGTTGTGTATTGCTTGCGAATATATATTGGTATCATCAACTTGATTTTTATTACCAAACTCAATCTTTTCGACTTCACACGGAGTCCATGCCGAACCAACAAGACTTGGCAATACCTCATCAATTGCAGCTTGAGTAGCTTGTACAATTTCAAGATCTACAGCAAAGTCATTTACTTCGCCTGAATTTTCATTCATAGGGATTTTTGATAAGAGAAGAACATAATTTTCAAGTTCTGTTTTAGAACGAATAAGGGCTTCGTAATCAAGCAAGTCAAGAATAGAAGTGAATGTTCCTAAGAAGTATGGCAATGGTACAACTGGATCATCACCACATATAATACAGATAGTTTTCTCTGGTGGTAATTCAAACCATTTATAATCATTACCTTTTGATTTATATGTTTCGTAGCCTTCTACAAAAACATCATCCCATAAGCCTTCTTCTGAATCAGTTTCGCTACCAGTACCATATAAGAAATCCTTGTTGTTACCAGAATCAAAATAAGAAGCATCGAATTTTACAATCCATGTATCTTTTTCTGCACGAGAACCTATTTTATAATATTTTGGATCAAGTGGATGTATAAAGAACGAATCTCCATCATCATAACAAAATCCACAATAGATACCATCTCTTAAACAAGTAGCAATTATTTGTGAACCCATTTCTTTCAGATCCATTTTATCTAATCTGGTACAAAGTTCTTGATACCCTTTAATATATTCAGATGCATCCTGTGGGGGATTTGCCCAATCGGGAGTATTGTAAGATACGTTATAACTAAAGATAGGAGTGTAAGCATAATATTCTATAATCTTTTTATAGTTATGACTGATACGATATAAGAAAGCAGATATATCACGAAGATTGTCAATATTGGCAAGAGGACTTTTTATGTATGATTTAAGTTTCTCTTTTGTGTATTGAGTATATGTCTTCGATGTACCTTTTGATATGTTCTGCTGTAAGATACGTTGTAATTCCTGAAAGTTAATCATCTGTGCATACTTCTGAGTAGAAGTAGTCAGCTCATTTTTACGAGTTGGCGATGGTTCTGTCTGTACTGATTTCTTTGCAGAATTATTTGTTTTCTGTGTTGCCATTTATATTTCTGATTTCCTCCTTTCCTTAGTTATAGAATCCCCATTTTTTAGGGCGTTTTGAGACACCGACCATTTTGGTGATGTCAAAGTTATTCTTTTTAGGTTTTAATTTTCTTGCCAATTCCTGTGCAACAAAATAATTATACTCAAGAGAACTATATCTATCCTTTCTCATACCTGATTTTTCTTTGACTTTTACTAAGCCATTTACAATATCATGTTCAAGATTGATAAGTTCCTCTATTAAAAATGTTGTTTGTAAATACGGGATTTTTTCTCTGACTTGTTGCGGAATGGATAACTTATTATACCCTTTAATAACATTAGACAATTCATCTTCAATATTGTTTTCGCTAATTAGAAGATTGATATTTCCATTTTGAAAACCTGCTCTTAATGCGAGTGCCATATCATTATTTGATTTAGCATTTGCTTTAATAGCATAAATGACTTTTGGTGCATTCTTAATTTTGCATCGTTCATTTAAATCTTCTGAATTAACTGTTTGAATAGCAGGGTATGTACATCCATATATAGCATCATATCTATCCGCAAAACAGAAATCCAAACACGACTGTCCAACACCATTTGCGTCTAAAGATAAATAATCACAATCATACTGATAAAAATATCTCATAATCATAATTCCAAGTTCATCTGTAACAAGACCTTCAGCAGTATCTATATAAACAATATTACTTATATAATCCATTTCTCCATTTGGAAGAAGCTGATTAATTATAAAACAAGAAGCATCGTTGTTATGTTTTCGTGAAGCTAACAAAGCAATATCCACAGATAAAATCCTTTTTTCACCTGCCTGTTTCATAGGTGGTTTAGTATTCGTGTTTCGATAATATTCTAAACTCCTAAAACTTGTTTTTAAATTTCTTCTATTTTCAAGAACATCAAGTTTAAATAAACTATCTTCACCAGAACCATAAAATTTTCCTTCGTATTCCATCATAAATGAAATATCATTAAAATCTGGATCTGCCATAACATTTTCGATGGTTTCACGCATCATAATGTTAGATGCAATAGATAACTGATAAGGAAGGTCACATGCAAAGAATTTAGAATCATCTTTTAACATGTTTATTGTATATCCTTTAAGCATAGAATATAATTCGCTTTGCTTATACCAAGCTGAACTTAAAAACAATTTTTGTCCAACTTCTGCGAGATGAGAATATTCAGGTTTACTTAAATATCCAGGCGACCTTGGGGCATTTAACATAGGCACAAAAATATCATCAATAATATTCTTTGGAACAAGCCGACTTTCATCAATTATAAGTACGTTACACCTTGCACCTCTGGCGTTTTCATTTGCAACCCTACAAACTAGAAATGAACCATTTTTAAACCATACACCACAATCATTTTGTCCTGTACTGGTTCGTTCTATTTCAGACCTTAACATAGCTGATCTATGCATAAAATCATCAGTTATCTTACCTACCAATTCTTTACTTTGTTTGAAAGTTGCAGAACTTACAACTATCTTCGTACCTGGATATAAAATACATTTTATAACCGAAAACAAGGCAACTAAGAAAGTTTTTCCGATACCTCTACAAGCAATAAAACAGAATGAGTCTGAATGTATCATCGCCCAAATTAAAATCTTTTGGAATGTCTTTAAAAAATTTGGAGTATCTGGGAACAAATAATCACTGCAAAATCTATGCGGGTTGGCTCGGTAATAGGATGCTCTTTGAGCAACAGTATTCATAATCTTACTAGTACGATCTTCTTTAATCTGTTTATCTGTTAATTTTTTACCCATAAGCATTTAGACCTCGTTTTTTCCAAATACTTTTTCATACATGGTTTCATCAACAGAATCGTCATCATCAATATTTTGAGGTTTTTCAACTGTATATTTCTGGACATAATCATCGTACTCTTTTGAATAACCACCATCCAACCCCAAGGCTCGCATTAAGCTTCCCTTGAACCATACTCGTAAAAATTTTCCAATATGATCTGGATCAGCAAACTCACCTTGGGCTTCTGGTATAGGTGACTCCAACTCCCATTTTTCGATGAGCTGTCCAAAAGTAAGACTGTCAGTAGCAGCATTACCAACATTCTGACGTGGCTGTAAATTTGCACCATTCATAAGGTCATTTAATGATTTTACTAATTTGTCAGTATCTTTTCCTACTTTCTGCGCCTTCCAAATTTCTAACTGCTTAAAACATATCTGTATGATGTAAGTTTCCTGTGATTTGCTATCAACTTGTGTACGACTACGCCAATCGTCATACTGATCTTGCAAATACAAGTAATCCTCCGATGTAAAACCTGAGCCGAATATTTTAATAATTTCTTTTCTAGGTGATCTTTTGGAAGTAAGTTGCAAAGTTTCTTCATCTTCATCTGAGAATACGGAGTCAGCAAAAGTCTTAAACTTATAGTCATTAAGACTAGCCCTAATAGTAATCCACTGTTGGGCGGCAGTACCCCGAACCTTTTCACCTACACCATCTGCTAATATTTTCAATTGGTCATTATATACATTTTCATCAAAATACCAATTGAGACGCTTAAAAGTTTCAATCGTTTTTTCTCTGTTATCAATTCTTGTATCTGTGGCTTTGTCATAGTCTGTACAATCATTAAGGATACATTCACGACATCCATAATGTTCTACACCATCAGGACTCGTATTTGACTGATAAAAATTTATCTTTGTGGATTTCCATTGACCGCATTTAGGACAAAGTGTAAGTTCCCCATTTATGATTCTTTGATAGAAATTGGATAGCTTACCATAATCTTTGCGCAGACTGACTAATGTAGCCTGCTTTAATTCTTGTTCTGATAAAGGCTGTATTAATTTAGCCATTCTGTCACTTCCTTCCTTTTATTCCAATAAAAAAGAAGAGTAGTTAAGCAACCGACTCTTCTGATTTATATCTCCATATATAACCTTGTGATGTTTTTGTATGTCCAGAGCAATTGCTTTGAATTGCTCTTAAATTAAAATTATTGTTTAAAATCTCATCATAAGTCCACTCTTTTAAGTATTCCATTTCTTTTGAATATTGTAAAATAATTCTTTCTCTACTTTTTTTATTATTTAAAGCCTTTTCTTTTCGTTTGGCTTTATTTTTATAATAGATTTCTGGATTATATTTCCAAATCCAAATATAACCTTTATATGTATCATACTTACCATTACAAGCTGCCGATACTGTTGCAGAATTAAATCCTTCTCTGCTTGTATCGTAAGCAGAAGCATATTCTTTGATTAGTTCCATATTAAAGTTGTATTGCAATACTGGCTTAGGAAGATTTTTATTTTTAGATAAATAATAATTCCAATCTATGTTTCCTGATTTATAATCTTTTTCATAGATCCAAATATATCCATAAGCCTTTTTATATTTATCTTTTTCACAACATCTTTTAATTCCACTTGTTGACTTTTTGCCTAAAAAATCACATGCTTCACCTGCACTGACGAAAGTTCTTATATACTCACCATTTAGATCAAGCATTACAATTGGTTCAGGATTTTGAATCATTCTCATTTTTGCAATTTCTTCATCAGTGTGTTTATAACCTTTACATCCGAGTCCACCATCTGCAAAGTTATATCCCGCATTTTTGGAATCATAATAGTTTATCCAATAAATTTCTCGTTCATCTAGCTGTTCAAATTTACATCTTTCAATAATTTCAAATTCAAAGTTTTCTGCACCATATTTATTCCATGCATTTTGTAAATGTGCATTGTGTTCAGTATTGTGATTTAGATAACTTCTATGTCTCATCCATCTATATTTAAAATTGTAGGTTTGACCTATATATCTTTTACCATTCAATTTATTTGTTATAGAATAAATTCCACATTGATCACTATCTTTTTTGTTTTCTTCATTTCTTTTATAATTACCCATATATATTAATTTCTCGCTTTCCACTCGCAAAACCAATTAAAATAGAGTGAGAGAGTAGTGCGAGTATCTACTATACTGAAGCTCATGACTTCTTCAGCTTCTCACCCCATAATTCCAACTACCTGCAATCGAAACAGTAACAATCCTCTCATAGTTGGCTATATATTTATTCTCTTTTTAAATTCCATCACAATACAAAAAGAAGCCACTTCATACGAAATGACTTCTCATGATTTCCAATATTAAATTTCCAATGAAAGTGCAAATTCTTGACACTTAACACACCTTCTACGATTCGAACATAGACCTGACGATTTTGGAGATCGTTGCTCTACCAATTAAGCTAAAGACGTATACAATAAAAGAGCCATCTCAACACATGAAACGGCTCTTTCTTCAATCTGAATAACAGGACTTGAACATGTAGCATCATGATCCCAAATCATGCATTCTACTAAACTGAATTATATCCAGATAATATTTTTCAATTTTCTCCACATACTAATCAAAACATCCAAGGAGATTATCATGAACGCTTCATATAAAACTGCAATTCAATTCAAAGATTTATATATTCCCGTAAAAATGTTAAAAACATCACACAATAGTTCTATAGAACTTAATCAACTCTGCAAAGACTCCAAAGAAAGAGTGCGTTATATCAAATTTTGTCCATCTTGTAATAAAGAAATCCACAATGAAGATATTGTAAAAGGATATAAATATGCAGAAGATAAGTATGTTATTTTGGAACAATATGATATAGAATCAATTACATCAAACAAAGATAGAACACTTTCAATAAAATATTTCTGTAAATCAAAGGAAATATCAGACCTACTCATAGATAAATCATATTATTTAATTCCTGAAATGGAGTCAGAAATCGAATATGAACTTCTTCGTAAAGCTATGACTACGAATAGAGTAGTAGGTATTGCTGAAATTGTATTGGGTACAAAACAAGAATTAGTTGCGTTGTTTGCCAATAAGAATTGTATTATTGCAACCATTTTATTTTATGAGAACGAGATTAACGAATTACCGATTATCATTAAGCATAAAACAGATAAACAGCAACTCGAAAATCTCAAACAAGATATCTTAGATAATACAAAAGAATTTGATTGGGAATCTCATTATGATAAATATCAACTCAAGTTAAGAAAATTGATATTTGATAAAATTCCAAAATGATATTGCCTTTCTCATTCCATCCTCGAATGGCGAGCTTTCATTTAAACTGCATAGGACGTATCCTATTGTTACAACAGTACCAGTCCGAAGACCGCAAAGGGCATAGGGCGGTAGTAAGTGTTGAACTTACACACTAAATTTCGTATGCATCCAAAAGATAAGCTTTCACATCAGGCTTACCGCATAAAAAAATAGGGCATAACGGACTCGAACCGATACTCATGGAATGAAAATCCATTGTCTTACCTTTTGACTAATGCCCAATATTTAGGGTGGAAAAATACCACCCATTATTTTACAGAATAACTTCTGTTTTACCTTCAAACTTAGTGTTCAAGGCACGAATCTCAGCAAGCTTCTTACCGATTTCTTCCTGAATCTTAGTAGCGAAAAGTTCAACTTTTGCCTTACCAAGTTTCTCAACACTATCAAAAGGTGCTTTGACTTCTGATTCTGGAATCTTTGTAACATCTATAGAGAATGTAATGTGAAGGTTTTCATCTACAACAAATGACTGGTTGATAATATCTTTTAATTCAACAGAGATAATAGTTGAATCATCAACTTCACTATCAGTTGTAACTGGATCTCCATTAGAGTCAGTTTTCATATTAGATTTAAAGGATATTTTAGAATATTCGATTGTTCTGACAAAATTATGTAACATATCTTTTTCAGTGGCAGCATCAGTATCAGATGTACCTAATTCTGCGACAGAAATATCTACACCAATAATATTTTCATCAATAGTTTTGCTAATATTTAATTTCATGAATTTGTGCCCTCACTTTCGTTGTAAATAACTTGTCTGTAAGCATCTTTAATTGAAATAAAGAAATCTCGTAATACATCTTTATCAATCGAACAATCAAGATTTGATGTTTCAAATTTTGGATTATATACTGTAAAATCTAATGTTCCATTATCCCTAGGTACAAATAAAATTTCTACATTGTTATTTAACTGTAATGTAATTGAATCTATTTTCTCACCATTACTAGAAGTAACTTTTCGTACTTGTCCGACCTTTAACGGGGTTTGTTCAATTACAAGTCTATTTGCCATATACATACTCCTTTCTTTTATTTTTCGTTTTCCTTTTAATCGTTTAGTTGCGGAAACAGGACTCGAACCTGCATATTCTTGGTTATGAGCCAAGTGAGCTTCCATTACTCGTCATTCCGCTATGATAATAGGAGAGGAGCGACCTCTCCATATTATATGTAGATTGGTAAGATCTACTGCCGATTGATTACCAGTCAACCGACAAAGAGAACATTGAAAATTCTCTGATATGTTACTTATATATTCTCCATATATTTTCAGTCTTCGGAGTAAAGACCAATTGATAAGGTTTCATATCTCTTACCAGTTAATTAAGGTTCTCATTAACGCAGAGAAGCACGAACATTTTCTCATTTCTGAAGGCTGAGAGAAACCGATGATCCGAGATGTTGGTAGGAGAGATATAGGTCTTACAATACTACATGAATAGCAAATGCCAAGATATGTTAATCGTCTACTAAGCCAAGACCTCTCCATAACACCGCCAATGAGCAGTAAGCAGTGGGAAGTTTTAGACCATTCCAAAGGTCAATAATTTCGCAAACCGACCTTTATATTTATGTCACATATCGGTCAGTGACAGCTCACTTGTAAAAATCTATCAACGGATTGACAGACCGCCCTCACTTCTTTTGGATGTGAGCAGCTTGTATTATATCTATTTATTCTCTACATTGTCGTCACCTCTCGGCTCAAATATCACGTTACTATGCTTTCTTGTTTAAATTAAATTGTTGGTGTTAGACGAAAGTTTCATCGGGATTGCCTACAAATCAGAAAGTGATTTTTGTTCTACTTGTTTTATTTCTCCATCAGCAAAATATTTTGCAAATTGCTCATCTGCATCAATATCCTTGTACACTGATACCATATCTAGCGAACTCCATCCGACTAGCATTTGAATTACATCATCAGGAAGACCGCTTCGAGAACAAGAAGTTGTAAAGAAGTGACGAAGACTGTGAAAATAAAAGTCTTCTCCTAAATGCTTACTGAATGTATCAGCCCAGCTATCAAGAGTGCTTGAATCCATAGGTTCATCTATATATTCTCCATTTACTTTCTTTGGAAATAACCATTCTGATTCAATTCCGTGTTCTTTTCTATAATTCATCCACAAATCAAAATATGGCTTAAACGGTTTTGCAAGTGTATATACCACTAACATTTTTCCGCGAGATCCTCTTCCTTTTGTTTGGATCTTTTCAGGTGTTTTATATAAAGAACCGTATATGATATTTTCATCATCGAAATAAGATACTTTAAATCGTGGTAACTCACTCTTACGTCTGCCACTAAATGCAGCTAATGCTAAAATACAAGCCTTGTCATATTTACCTTTTTCAACCCAATAATCAAGCATACCCTGTACTTGTTCATCGGATAATACAGTTTTAGTAAATACTTTCTCATTTGCAGGATTTTCAATCTTACGTATAATCGGTTTAAAGTCCTCATACTCATCATCTAATATAGCTTCGACATAATTTGAAAGAGAAGAGAGAGTAGATTTTACTCTACGCATTCTAGCTGGCGACCATTTATATTCAGTAAGACAAAAACTCTGATAACGAGCAATATCCCTCTTAGATAAATCAATAAAGAATTTGTTGTCGCAATGCTGAAGTAGATAAACCCAAAAAATAAAAAGGTCACGTCTATATGCATTGATTGTATTTGGGGATCTATCAACTGAACGAAGATAATCCAAAAAGTCATTTCCTAATTTTATATTCTCTTTATTACACTGAGTCAATAACTCATCAGTAACAATATTATTGTGTTGTATTTTTCTACCCATTAAATCTCACTTCCTTCCAAATAAAAAAGAAGTGAGATAGTAGTAAATACTAAGCCACTTCTTTCAAATATTTATTCAATATATTTCTATATGTTTCTTCATTCATTTCATCTGGTAATAAAATATAATAATCAAGTCCATTGCGTTCAAAAATATCACGTTTTTGGTATAATTTCTGTCGATACAATTCTTTTGACTTTGATTTTATTGGAGTATTATTTCGATAAGCTTCTTGATGACCTTTGTTCCCAAGTATGCCAGCAAGTTCTATATAGACTTTTTTATTATTGAAAATAATAAGATAATCGCAATTCATATTGCCATTATAAGAATTATCTATAGATTTGTATGGAATATTTCTGAAATAACTTTCATTAAATAAAATATTATTACTTCTCAAAAATCTGCTAAATTCATATTCATATAAAGATGTCGTAACTTCTCCATCATCGAATTTATAATTCATTCCATTTCCTGCTTTTTGTAATTCATATCCTAATGAATTTATATATTCTCGGAAAGAACAATTCTTTAATTTCTTACAAACTTCTGCATATTTACGATTGTCTGCATAAGTACCATATTTTCTAAAGTCATTATATGTAATAACACTTCTATTTTCTTGAGTTTTTATCAGATTACACACATCATTAATTTCTTTGATAGTATCTTCATCTGATAAAATACTTCCATGTTTGCCAGTTATTTTCATTCCAAGTTCTTTTTGCATTAGCCATAATTCGCCCCAAAATTTTCGTACAGTTCTAATACCAACACCATCTTTTTGTTTTGGATAAAAATCATATACATCCAATGGTGAACATTTGCGTTCTTGCATTTTCATTACAATATTTATTACATCTTGTTTTGAAAGTTCTCTTTCAGACTTTCTTTTAGCTTTAATCTCTTCATATCCCTCTTGGTATTGAAAAGTGTAATGCTGTACTTGATTCCATGTTATATTATGTATATTTCCTTTTGAATCAATGTAATCCATCTTTTCTCGTGATGCACCATTAACAGGAAGATTAGTTCCATCAATATGCAAATCTATATTATTTAATTTACAATATAAATTTATATTATCATATGTATATGGATTACCTAAAAAGAATCTGTTTAAACATGTATATCTTCCCTTGCCATTCTTTATTTGATGGTACTCTGTTCTGTGTTTATATCCATAATTGTCAATAATATCTAAGTAATATTTTCTCGATTTTAATTTTTCATTGTATACAACTTCAATACTCTCATTCAATAAATTGTACACAACATCTTCCGAAAATTTTACTGGAAAACTATTTCTTATAGCTTCCAATTGTTTGTTTACATTTTTTGTTCCCATAATTTTTCCTACTTTCTCACCTACTCTAATACATAAAAATAGAATGGGAGAGAGGTAGGTGACTCTACTCTGTCAGCTCATGACTTCTGACAGTCCCATTCCATAAATCCCACAATCAGCTATGACACCAATCATGAGCACATATATTTATTCTCTGTTTCCATATAAAGTTCGTTGCCGATTTAACATCTCCCAATCCGTATATAAAAACATTGAAAAGTCCTCCCACTTGGTAATGCTCCAAGCCGATCCGAAGACGACAGATTTACAGTCTGCCCCACATCTTTAGTGGTCTATGAGAGGATACAAAAAGAGTGTGTAGCATACACCACACACTCTAAATATTTAAAAAATAAAATCAAGCAAATCAAATAATCTTCCAACCGAATTATATTCGTCAAAATCACTTAAATCAATCGGCTTACTAGAATAAAATTCACGCTTTTCATATCCATTAACATCACTTTTAACAGAAGTAAATCCGTGAATTTTTCCGTTTTCATCTTTATCGAATGTAATATTTTTATGAGAATTATCACTTACGTCACTGCAACTGCAATTCTTACAATTACCATCACAATCATCGTCTACATCTTCAGCGTCCTCACCAATGTTGAATTCATGAATAATGCATCCAGAATCTTTATTGTCCATAACAAAAGCTGAACTCACATCTCCATGAATAAATACAATGTCTGTCTCATCCATATTGATATAAGTATCACTTCCCTCATACTTGGCAGCCTGAACCCATACATTCATTTCAGAATCAATATTAAGAATAAATGCGTCATCATAACCGTCCCAATAAGGATCATTCAAATCGTTACAAGAAGCAAGTTTAAAATTCGTATTTTTAATAACAGAATTAAGAACATCTTTCATCACATCATACTTAGCCACAACTACAATTTCTGAACAATCATCATCATAATCTCTTGTACAAACATCCAACTTGTCAAAAGTATCTGCTAAAAATTCAGCAAAATCATTTGTATCTGTAAAACCAAATGTTTTCAATATATTTTCACCACCTTAGAATTAGAGTTGTTTTGCAGACTTTGACATCTTAAAGCAAATCTCATCATGCTGTGGAGTTACATACTCCTCACCTTTGCGATCACCCATCATAATTTTTCCTCTACGCTCTGGAACTGTCTTAACCTTAACTTTCCAAGCTTTCCAACAGGAACTGATTCTGCGTGGTTTGCTGTTAATGTCTCTGTGATTACATCAGCAAAAGCATCAAGAATAACTGCGATATCCTTCTGTGAAGCTCCCTCAACTTTATTTGCTACTGCCTTTAATACCTCGTTCTTTGTCATTTTAATTTTCTCCTTTTTTCTCAATTATTTATTTTTTTAATACAAAAGAGGGTAGTGTCTCATTTGAGTACACTCCCTCCGATACATACAATTGTGACAGCAACATCACAATTTCTATACAATCGGACTAATTAAAAGTAGAAAATTAGCCCAATTTTCATAGTTACTTATGCATAATATAAAACCAAGTCACTCGTACTTGGTCTACTTTGTCTTGAAATTAGTAATTCATCAATATATAATTGTTCGTCAAGTATCAAAGATAGTTGACTGGCTATGAACCTGTAGCCTCTATCTGATTGATTTCTCTTTCAGATTACTTAATTCAAAATTATTTTATATGTCTCAGTATGTCCAAATAATTTGTCAAAACCATATACCTTAACACAAGCCTTACTTCCTTTGCATAGCTTATCACTATATGGATCAGAACCAACAAAAGATGGACTAATAAGAACCTCTGCATCGCCTAAAATTCCTTCATGAGATGGAATTTCTTTACCAGAATGATAATGTCCTAAAAGCACCGTATCATAGAACTTTTTATGTAAAATACTTATGTCTTTAATAGCATTTTCAATATTTTTTAACTGATGACCATGCATAGCAATAATTTCGTTACCAGGAATATAGACTTCTATAAAATCATTTCCTTCCTTTGCTAAATGAACAGTAACTCTTTCATTATTTACACATAAGTCTTTTATATAATTACCCATAAGATATTCTAAGTCTTCATCTGCAAGTTCTGATGCTTTGGCATTCAATACTCTAAGTTGAGTATGATTAGCAGATGGAGTATGATAATATGCAATTTTTGTATATGTAGACAATTTATTAAGCATACTCGCAATCAATCGACAGATTTCCACTGTAGCCTTTACAATTGAACTGTCATTAATTTTCAAGTCACTAAGTCTCAAAACGCCTTGGATTAAATCTCCTAACGAAACAATTGTCAATGTTGTAATATGCTTATCTTGTACAAAATGGATCAATCTGTAAGTTAAATATTCAAATCGTCTTTTTGCTTCCTCTGGTGAATATTCGTTATTGACACTGCAATAAGCCGCCCCATAATGGACATCCGCCAACCCTACTAGATAATTAATTTCGTGATGAATATTGTCCTCGATTGGATGAAATTCTGGCGGTGTGAGTGATTGAACTACATTACCAACATATTCATAATACATTTCCTGACGTGCTTCAGCTCTGTCAATTCTCGATCTTTCAACATTGCTTGTCTGTAACTTGATACGTTCCTTACGAAGTTCCTGAATCTTCACATCTAATTCACTATCAGAAATATTCTCTGTTTTATTTAACCCAATTTTATACTTTTCATATTCACTTCTCATCTTGCCACCAAAAGGAGTAGAAGAGGACTTACGAATGGTATCTGAATTGCAGTTAATTCCATATTTATCCTTGATTTCTGACCAATCATAGTCATTTTCACCATCAATTTTTGAATCAATATCTGTGATAATCTTGTCATATGTTTCAAGAGTTAGTCCATATTTTGAAAGTTCTTCTTTGAATTTTTCAACATTAAACAATCAGTCACCAACCCCTTACTCTTTATCAGACGGAACATCCAGCTCCTCATCTGTCTTTAATGCAACAGTAAAATCAATTACCTGATTCTTAAATGAAGTAAGCAGATCAGTTACCTTTACTTCCTGCTCCACATCATTCTCATCTGTATATGTAATGGTAGTACAATCCTCTGAGAGTGTACCTGCCTTTACTGTTAACTTATCTGTAGTTGTTCTTGTGAACTTTAATTTACTAGCTGCCATTTTCCTTTTCCTCCATAAAATTAAAAATTCCCACCAGAACGCTTTCTGCCAGGATTAAAATACATTTGTTTCGTTTTATTCTGTTTTACTTTGATATACTCACGAATCTTCCTAATATAATTTTCATCATAACTCAAACGAATATGTGACTCCAAATAATAACATCCACAACGAGTTGGAATTTTATTTGATAATACATTGTCTATGAGTCTATACGATGGATTAAGATTCGAGAGATGGGTATGCTTTTCTGTATCTTCTTTTCTACAGATACGAAAGCCATTTTCGGTCTTGTCTATATAAAAATCTTTATACTCAATTCTATTTTTCATAGGCAGAACCTACTTAACATACTTATTTTCGATGTAACGCTTTCCACCACAAGTCTTGTAATATCCAATATGTTCACCTCTGCGATCTACATACCCTCGTCTTGTGTTTCTAATTACACCTTCAGATAATAATTTTTCAATTTCATTTTTTGAAATGTACTTAATAATTTTCACTTCTTTCTTGATTTATTTCCTGCCGAATAGCAGAAGAGAGTGAGTGTGGAGGGATTTGAACCCATCGACAACTCGATTAAAAGTCGAGTGCTCTGCCAACTGAGCTACACACTCTAAATAAAAAATCCCATACCGAAGTATGAGATCCTTACTTAATATGAGCTGAGATATTTGACTCAATACACTAACACTTACTGTGGTTGGACACAGTTTATCACACAAGCGATTAGCTTGTAGTTAGCAACAACACCGATTTTGACATAATCGGCAAACTCTTACCACAAAGTATTATAGATTTTCTTTCTGCACATTCTTCCTTGCGAGATTCATAGGTTGCAGCCTATTAGAGTTGCACGTACTTGTACTTTCTCATATAACACCTTGCGAGTGCTATATGTCACCATATTACAGGTGAATAAGTTGTTTTTCTCTTTGCGGTCGCACACACTTTTGCTGTTTTGTAATTTTCTTTTAAATATTATTTACCTAAAATAATTTGATTTCTTTCAAAAGTATGTACTTATTATGGACGATGAGGTGTACATTTGATCATCCGTACCTTTTGAGTACAGCCCAATCATCACCATCCTGCTCGGATTGCGATCTCCTTACTTTTTGATTCCATCCCTGTTTTTCAACTTAAGAGATATTACCAAAATCCTACTAGCAGTTACACTTGCGGCATTCCCACCAATAGTACACAAATCATACCCACATTTCTGCGTTACTACAGTGCCTATTTCAAGACACCCACCAATCAACCATATTCGCCAACAGTTGTCCTTGAATAGAAGGTTGGGCGTAGATTTTATGTGTTTTCCGTTAAACTGTATTTCTACAGTCGCAGCCTTATAATACGATAAGAACCACTTTATACATGTTGCCATGCTTATCTTAGAATTTTCATCCTCTGATCCGAAACCGACCAGTTCCCACATAAAATGGGAGAGTTGCTGAAGCACAGGAGTCGAACCTGTTATTTCATGAGAATGAGTCATGTGTGATAATCCGTTTCACTCGCCAGCAATAATATATTTAGAGAATAATCGGCAACCATACTACAAGAATTGTAGTACAGCCACCGACACATATAAGAAGAGGAGTACAATATGAATATGTACCAATCTTAGAAATGAACTTTAGAATTATTCAGAACCGCCAATGAATTAGTAGCGATGGAATCTCTTATATTCTATCAGTTCACCAAATAAGCTGATTATCCGTAGGTTTACCAACCAAACATTAAAGTTAGCATTTATGGCTGCTTGCACCACATACATTGTCTCTATGGACTTTATTGCCTCAGTATGATACGAGATCTAAATCACTGTTCTGAATTTAATTTGTGTTATATTATGTCCGTATAGGACATTGTTATAATGTCTCTCGACAATTATATATTCTCTGTTTTATCAGCCAAGAAAAGCTGATTTCATTCTAAATCTGCAATGCCACTCAAAAGAGTAGCAGAGCAGACATACAAAGATTGTCGGTTTGTTTCTTCCATGACAATCGTTTTTGTATCATATTTTTGTGAATATTTCACTATATCTACATTTAAGAAAAACGAATTTTTTGTGAAAATGTGCCAGAAAACCTTATAAATCAAGTGTTTTCAAAGCTTTAAGAAACTTCACACATTGAGGTTTCTCTTGATTTTCTCATACTATTCCTTTGCCATTCAAGTTGTTTTTCTCTTGCACAATATTTACAATACTTATCATTTGTACCTTTTATCCTAATTTTTCTTCCACATCCATTTGCACACTGCTTATAACCTTTTTTAAAATTCCCTATGTACTGATTACCAATATTCTCAAATTGAGTTACCTTATAAGCAATATCATCATCAGTGTCTCCTAAATCTATTTTGATATTAAGATTATTCACCTTTTTCCCGAAATGAATATAACCATTACTATATAACTCATGCAATAATTCATTCTTTTTATCAGATGAGAGAGTAACATTGGCAAGTTTAAATACTTCTGAAAGACCTTTTGAGTCTTTTTTATTTATCCATCCTTCACTATTCATATATCTTGCAATAGCAAATAGTGTAAACATAAATTTCTTTTGGCGATCATTTGGAAGAGACTCCACGACTTTTAATTCTTTTTCATAGATAGGAACATATTCAAGTTCCCTAAAGAGATTTTTTGATTCTGAATCATATAAATCAGTACATGTCTTTTTGATTTTATTGGCATATCTATATTCCTGATATCCTTCAATATTGAATTCAAGCATCTTTGCTTTGACTGTATCAATTAGAATATTTGGATCTTTACCTCTATCAAAATAATACTTAGCAATCAATGTTATCAGATATCCATTCGAGATATTGTCTGGTTTATTACCAGACGCTAATATCTCTCTAATATATTCTTTTTCATTCAGTATATACAACTTTTTCCTCCATTTCTTCTAAACGTTTAATAATTAGTTCTCCAATACAATCCCAACAAAACTGTCTATTACCTTTATATCCATAAGTCA